TAGGTTTATTCCCTGAACAAAAATTTATCTTTATTGACCACCATGATTCGCATGCTGGTACCGCTTATTATATGAGCGGGTTTGATGAAGATACACTTGTTGTTACAATGGATGCTAGTGGTGGTAAATACAGTGCAAAGTATTTTGTTGGATCAAATGGTGATTTGACATATATTGACGGTATTGATACAACCAGAAAATCATTTGGTCATTATTATGCAATGTTAACTGAATTTTTGGGTTTTAGAAGATTAAAAGATGAGGGTAAGATTGTTGGTATGGCCGCACATGGTAGACACGATAGTATATCATACCAAGCTTTTAATGATTGTATTAATATTGAAGGTATTTTAACGGATAAGGATCAATCCGATGTTCTATTGGGTCAGGTTTATGTTGATTTTTACACTAAATATTACAGAACATTGGGTTCTAAAGTATTTTTTGGTACAAAAGCTGATTTAGCTTACACAGGACAACTCGTTTTTGAAGAGAAGATTTTACAAGTCTTTAATAATTTACATAATATGTACCCAAATATTAAAAAAGTTGGCGTAGCTGGTGGTGTTTTCGCTAATGTTAAATTAAACAAACGTATTAATGAACTATATTGGGTTGATGAAATGTTTGTTGCCCCACCAATGGGTGATGAAGGTTGTCCACTTGGTTGTGCTTTGTTGGTGCATAAAATGTTTACACCAGATTTTAAACCATTTAGACTTGAAAATATGTTTATGGGTACATCTTATACTGATGATGAAGTTGGTGGTAATTATTGGGACCAAGATAAATTCTCAAGAGAATTATTTACACCGCAATTAGCGGCAAAATATTTAGCTGAGGGTAAAATTATTGGTGTTTTTAATGGTAGGTATGAACATGGCCCCAGAGCTTTAGGTAACAGAAGTATTATTGGTGAAGTAACTAACCCAGATACTTACGATAAAATCAATAATAAGTTACAAAGAAACGATTTTATGCCATTCGCCCCAGCTGTTATGGAAGAACATGCTGATACGATTTTTAATGTAACTAAATCAAGATACACAGCTGAATTTATGACCATGTTGTATGATACAAGGCCAGAATGGGCTGATAAAATACCAACAGTTGTTCATCCTAAGGATAAAACAGCTAGAATACAAATAGTAACTAAAACAAGCAACCCAACTTTTTATAAAATACTCGATGAGTATAATAAATTAACAAATGTACCAGTTCTTTTAAACACATCATTTAATGTGCATGAAGAACCGATTGTTTGCCACCCAAATGAAGCATTTAATCATTTAGAAAATGATGTGGTTGATTTATTAATAATAAATAATTTTATCTACAAAAAATATGAAGGACGTCTTAATTAACGAATACAATAACACTGAAATCCTAGCCAGAGATTACAAACAACCATCAAACTCATTCATTGTACATTTTGTGAATGGTGCTTTATGTGAAATTAAAGGCCCAATTTCAAAAAAATATCACGTTGTTTTCTCGGATAATAAAACTGGACAAGTTCACCACACATCTGAAATTACAAATAATATGTGGACAAAAAGTTCCATTGAATATTTTATTGAATGGAATATTAAGGTTTTTGATATGGAAAACAATGAACTTGTTTTTGAACACATTTACAATTGTGAAAATAAAAGAGTTTATATCCACCTAGATAGTTCAGCTGTTGGGGATACAATGGCTTGGTTCCCATATGTTGATGAGTTCAGAAAAAAACATAATTGTAAAGTTCTCTGCTCAACATTCCATAATGAATGGTTTGCACCAATGTACCCAGAGATTGAATTTGTTAAACCAGGTACACCAGTTATTGATTTATACGCAATGTATAAGATTGGTTGGTTCTATGATAACAAAGAGGTTGTTAAAACAAGAATACCAATTGATTTTAAACAACATCCTTTACAAGAAAGTAGCTCATCTATATTAGGTCTTGACTATGTTGAGGTTAAACCAAAAGTTTACGTACCAGATGAACCGAGTAGAATTGACGGTAAATATGTTGTTATAGCCCCACATGCATCCGCACACGCTAAATATTGGAATCACCCAGGCGGTTGGCAAGCTGTTGTTGATTATTTAAATAATCAAGGGTATAAAGTTGTTATGTTAACCTCAGAAAAACTTGGTGATGCATGGCACGATTCAAAACTTGGCGGTACACTCCAAAATGTTATTGATAAAACTGGTGGTCATATTGATCTTGTTGATAGAATGATTGATATTAAACATGCATCAGCGTTTATTGGACTCGGTAGTGGTTTAAGTTGGTTATCATGGGCAATTGGAACACCAACAGTATTAATATCAGGGTTTAGTTACCCCTTATCTGAATTTGCTGACTGTGAAAGAGTCTTTACTCCAGATCCAGAAAATACTTGTAACGGATGTTTTAATAGACATTGGTTAAACCCAGGTGATTGGGAGTGGTGTCCAGATCATAAAGATACACCAAGACATTTTGAATGTTCAAAAACAATTACAATTGAACATGTTATTACCGCTGTTGATAAAGTTTTAGGTAAACAAGAAACTGTTATTGAAGAAATTATTGATAAAAAAGAGAAAAAAAGTTTTTTTGGTAAGTTTTTTTAACTAATTTTGTTAAAAATACTTAAATGAGTAAAGAAATTTTAAAAGATATCCTGGCTACACCCACATATTGTGGCCAGGAACAATATCTAATAGCTAAAATAACCAGATATCTAAATGAAAACAATTTAGATTATGTTATTGATGAACATGGAAACATTTATGTAACAAAGGGTGTTGCTGATCATTATCCATGTGTTGTAGCACACACAGATACCGTACATAGAATAGTTGATATAGAAATAGTTGAAGATCCCAATGAAGAAGATTTTCTATATGCCGTTGAAAAAGGTTCTAAAAAAAGAACTGGATGTGGTGGCGATAATAAAGCTGGTGTCTATGTCTGCTTGGAGTTACTTAAACGTGTTGAAATACTTAAAGCAGCTTTTTTTGTTTCGGAAGAATACGGATGTTTTGGTTCAATACTTTCAGATGAAAGTTTTTTTGAAAATGTGGGTTACGCTTTACAATTTGATGCCCCTGAAAATGACTGGGTAACTCATTATTGTAATGGTGTTAAATTATTTGATGAAGAAGGTGACTTCTATAAAACAATCCAACCAATTTTAGAGGATTACATGGGTGATTATTCTTTAGGTAGACACCCATACACCGATGTTAGTATTCTTGGTGCTTTCCACGACTTCTCATGTATAAATTATTCAGTTGGTTACTACAACATGCATTCTAATATGGAATATGTTAGTGTTGGTTATGTTGGACAAGCCAAAAATATCGCTTTAGAGATCATTTCTTCTCTGGGTAATATAAAGTATCCGTTTATTGATGAAAACGTCAAAATCGACAAAAAAAGGGCCAAAGAAAGGGCTTTATTATCACTTAATGGATTACGAAGATAAAAAAAAAGGGGCCTAGGCCCCTTTTCTTATTTCTTTAAGTCTTGGATTTCTTTATCCAGATCTTTTATCGCTTCGATAAGTAGACCTACTAAGTTTGCATATGCTACACTTAAGTGTCCGTTGTCTTCTCTTACAGAGATTACCTCTGGAACAATTTTTTGAACTTCTTGAGCGACAACACCCATTTTCAATGATTTGTCCTCGATATCGTTTCTTGTGTAGTTAACACCTCTCATGCTTCTAACTTTATTTAAAGCATCGCTGATTGTTACGATATTATCTTTAACTCTCTCATCTGAGTATGCTGTTACGTCACCAGAAGCATAGATTGTACCACCAACATCCAATGTGTAAGAAGGTGAAGCGTTATTGATACCTAATCTTGTGTTGGTTATGTCAACTTTCAAGAAGCTAACACTTTGTACTGTAGCGGTACCTGTTGTTCTAACTAAATAATCGGGTTGGTTTGTGAATGAACCACCACTGATACCTGAAGTACCATTGATAGATTGACCACTTGTACCAGCAGCACCCGATGTACCATTCGAACCATTTACAGCTGATGTACCCGAGTTACCATTCGCACCAGAAGCACCGTTATTACCTGAAGTACCCTGAGTACCGTTTCTACCACTTGTACCATCAGTACCACTTGTTGCTGAAGAACCATTATTAGTTGACAAACCTGAAGTACCAAGTCTACCAGATGTACCACTCGTACCTGAAGTACCAGAAGAACCATTTGCACCTGAAGTACCATTTGCACCAACACCCGATGTACCAGCACCTGATGTACCTGAAGTACCATTTGCACCTGAAGTACCATTAGGGCCGTTCACACCTGAAGTACCAGAAGCACCATTAGCACCGTTGTTACCAGTATTACCTGTGGTACCGTTTGTACCTGAAGAACCTGAGTTTCCTGAATTACCGTTAATACCGTTGTTACCTGAAGTACCGTTTGTACCAGTTGAACCTGAAGTACCACTAGACCCTGAAGTACCTGAAGAATCCGATAATCTACTAGCACCACCAGCACCTGTTGTTCCTGAAGTACCTGTTGAACCAGAAGTTCCTGATGTACCACTTACAGCACTAGCACCGTTACCACCAGCATTACCATTATTACCTGTAGTACCATTTGAACCTGAAGTTCCTGATAAACCTGAGTTTCCGTTGGCACCGTTGTTACCACTTGTACCATTTGATCCGTTAGATCCTGATAAACCTGAGTTTCCTGAATTACCGTTAATACCGTTGTTACCTGAAGTACCGTTTGTACCAGTCGATCCAGAAGATCCGCTTAGAGCGGATGCTCCAATATTACCCGCATTACCGCTTGTACCGTTTGTACCAGTCGATCCTGATGAACCCGATAAACCAGAATTACCTGAATTACCATTAGCACCATTATTACCGTTTGTACCAGTAGAGCCATTTGTACCGCTTAAACCTGAGTTACCGTTGTTACCAGCAACACCATTAGTACCATTTGTACCAGATGAACCTGAAGAACCAGATGCGGTTGATAAACCTGAACCAACCATTAGACCGTTTGTACCAGCGGTACCTGTTGATCCTGAAGAACCAGATGAACCTGATAAACCAGAGTTAGCTGAACCACCATTGTTACCAGCAGTACCAGTAGTACCTGTTGACCCAGAAGAACCAGATGAACCAGAGTTAGCTGAATTACCATTGTTACCAGCGTTACCACTTGTACCGTTTGTACCAGTTGATCCTGAAGAACCACTTAAAGCTGAATTACCATTATTACCAGCAACACCATTTGTACCATTTGTACCTGAAGACCCTGAGGATCCTGATGCAGTTGATAAACCTGAAGGAACTGCTAAACCACTTGTACCGCCTGTACCATTTGTACCTGAAGAACCTGAAGTTCCTGAAGAACCAGCGTTATTGCTAGCACCATTATTACCAAGAGTACCATTTGTACCTGAAGAACCTGAAGTTCCTGAAGAACCAGAGTTATTGCTAGCACCACTATTACCAGCGTTACCACTTGTACCGTTTGAACCTGAAGTTCCTGAAGAACCGCTATTAGAACTTGAACCTGAAGTTCTGTTAGCACCAGATGTACCATCCGTACCACTTGAACCTGAAGTTCCTGAAGAACCAGATAATCTAGATGCACCGTTATTACCAGTAGTACCATCCGTACCACTTGAACCTGAAGTTCCTGAAGAACCACTTAATCTGCTTAAACCAGCGGTACCGTTTGTTCCTGAAGAACCTGAAGATGCTGATGAACCACTTAATTGTGATAAACCTGAATTACCAGCAGTACCTGTAGTACCAGTTGAACCTGAAGATCCTGAAGATCCACTTAAAGCGGAAGCACCGATGTTACCAGCGGCACCATTTGTACCGTTTGTACCTGAAGATCCTGAAGAACCTGATGCAGTACTTAATCCTGAAGGAACCGCTAAACCATTTGTACCAGCAGTACCATTTGTACCTGAAGAACCTGAAGTTCCAGCTGAACCACTTAATTGTGATAAACCATTATTACCAGTAGTACCTGAAGTACCACTTGAACCAGAAGTCCCTGAAGTACCAGATGCAGAACTTAGACCTGAAGGGACTGTTAAACCACTTGTACCAGCGGTACCATTTGAACCTGAAGTTGCTGAGGTAGCTGAATTAGCTGAAGAACCAGCTAAACCATCAGCACCACTTGTACCACTTGTACCTGAAGAACCCGAAGTATTTGAATTACCACCTCTACCACCAGAACCATTTGTACCACCAGTACCACTTGTTGCACTTGTTGCACTTAATCCTGATGACCCGCTTAACCCTGATTGACCTGAAGTACCATTTGTTCCTGAAGTAGCAGAACTACCAGAAGTTGCTGAACTACCAGAATTTCCACTTAAACCTGAAGTACCGTTTGTACCCGTAGAACCACTTGATCCTGATGTACCAGAACTTGCTGAAGAACCACTATTTGCTGAAGAACCAGATGTACCAGCAGAACCAGATGTACCACTAGAACCTGATGTACCTGAAGTTGCAGAAGTACCAGCAGAACCGCTTGATCCGCTTAATTGAGATAATCCTGAAGTACCGCTTGTTCCTGTTGATCCTGAAGAACCGCTAGAACCAGATGTACCTGAAGATTTACTTAATGCTGAAGCACCATCTGTACCAGCAGATCCTGAACTACCTGAAGATCCAGATGTTCCACTTGTTGCTGAGGTTCCAGCAGATCCTGAAGAACCACTTAATTGTGATACCCCACTTGTACCAACTGTACCTGAAGTTGCTGAAGAACCTGAAGTTGCTGAAGAACCACTATTTGCACTCAATCCACTTGTACCGTTAGATCCTGAAGAACCTGAAGTTGCGGATGTACCTGAAGATTTACTTAAACCTGATTGACCATCTGTACCCGCAGAACCTGAAGATCCGCTTGATCCAGACGTTCCTGAAGTTGCAGAAGTACCAGCAGATCCTGATGAACCACTTAATTGTGATAAACCTGAAGATCCAGCGGTACCAGAAGTAGCTGAAGTACCTGAAGATCCAGCAGATCCGCTATTACTTGATTGACCAGCAGTACCATTTGTACCACTCGAACCAGAAGTTGCTGAACTACCTGAAGTTGAACTTAAACCACTATTACCCGCATTACCTGAAGTACCATTTGTACCAGTTGATCCTGAAGACCCACTTGATCCAGATGTACCACTTGATTTGCTTAAAGCAGATGCACCATCAGTACCAGCAGAACCTGAAGATCCGCTTGAACCTGAAGTTCCTGAAGTTGCTGATGTACCTGCTGAACCCGCAGAACCACTTAATGCTGATTGACCAGATGTACCAACTGTACCTGAAGTAGCGCTTGATCCGCTTGTTGCTGAAGAACCTGAATTACCACTTAAACCTGAGGTACCATTTGTACCAGTTGAACCTGAAGAACCTGAAGTTCCTGAAGATTTGCTTAATGCTGATTGACCATCTGTACCAGCAGATCCACTTGATCCTGAAGAACCTGATGTACCTGAAGTTGCAGAAGTACCCGAAGATCCAGCTGAACCACTCAATCCTGATTGACCTGAAGTACCAGCGCTACCTGATGTACCTGAAGTTGCGGATGAACCCGAAGAACCGCTTGTTCCTGAAGATGCTGAAGCACCGCTTGAACCAGATGTTCCAGAAGAAGCGGCAGAACCACTTGTACCTGACGTTCCACTTGTTGCAGATGATCCAGAAGTTGCTGAAGATCCACTATTACCTGATAAACCTGAGGTACCATTTGTACCTGTTGATCCTGAAGATCCTGAAGAACCTGATGTTCCTGAAGATTTGCTTAATGCTGATTGACCATCTGTACCAGCTGATCCTGAAGATCCGCTTGAACCTGATGTTCCACTTGTACCTGAGGTTGCTGAAGAACCTGAAGAACCACTTAATTGTGATACCCCACTTGTACCAACTGTACCTGAAGTTGCTGAAGAACCTGAAGTTGCTGAAGAACCACTATTTGCGGATAAACCACTCGTACCGTTTGTACCTGTAGAGCCACTTGATCCTGAAGTTCCACTTGATTTGCTTAAAGCAGATGCACCATCTGTACCAGCTGAACCGCTTGAACCTGAAGAACCTGATGTTCCACTTGTTGCTGAAGTACCAGCAGAACCTGAAGAACCACTTAATCCTGATTGACCTGACGTACCTGATGTACCAGAAGTTGCTGAAGAGCCAGCCGAACCACTCAATCCCGATTGACCTGAAGTACCAGCAGATCCACTTGTTGCGGAAGAACCTGATGTTGCTGAAGAACCACTATTTGCTGATAAACCAGATGTACCATTTGATCCTGAAGAACCTGATGTACCTGAAGTTGCAGATGAACCACTTGAACCTGATGTACCTGAACTATTACTATTACCTGAACTACCCGCAGTACCTGAAGATGCAGATGAACCACTTGTACCACTAGTTCCTGACGTAGCTGAACTACCAGCTGTTGCTGAAGAACCACTATTTGCTGACAAACCTGAAGTACCGTTTGTTCCAGTTGAACCTGATGAGCCACTAGAGCCACTTGTACCACTTGATTTACTTAACGCTGAAGCGCCATCCGTACCAGCAGATCCTGAACTACCTGAAGAACCTGAAGTTCCTGATGTAGCGGATGTACCAGCAGATCCAGAAGATCCACTTAATGCACTAGAACCATTTGTACCTGAAGTACCTGATGTAGCTGATGATCCTGAAGAACCACTCAATTGAGATAATCCTGATGTACCAGCGGTACCTGAAGTAGCTGAACTGCCTGAAGTCGCAGAAGAACCTGAATTACCAGATTGACCGCTTGTACCATTAGAACCAGCAGAACCTGAAGTTCCTGAAGTTGCTGAAGACCCACTTGATCCTGACGTACCTGAAGAAGCCGATGCACCTGAAGAACCTGATGTTCCTGAAGATGCGGCAGAACCACTTGTTCCACTTGTTCCTGAAGTTGCAGATGACCCAGCTGTTGCTGAAGATCCACTATTACCTGATAATCCTGAAGTACCATTTGTACCAGTTGAACCTGAAGAACCTGATGTACCTGAAGATTTGCTTAAAGCAGATGCACCATCTGTACCCGCAGATCCACTTGATCCTGAAGAACCTGATGTACCTGAAGTTGCAGAAGTACCAGCAGATCCCGAAGATCCACTTAATTGTGATACCCCACTTGTACCAGCGGTACCTGAAGTTGCGGATGAACCGCTTGTTGCTGAAGAACCTGAATTTGCTGAAGCACCTGAAGTACCATTAGAACCTGATGTTGCACTTGTTCCTGAGGTTGCTGATGAACCAGCCGAACCACTCAATGCTGAACTACCAGAAGTACCAGTTGTACCACTTGTTGCTGAAGACCCAGCTGTTGCTGAAGATCCACTATTACCTGATAATCCTGAAGTACCATTTGTACCTGTGGAACCTGAAGACCCTGAACTACCTGATGTACCTGAAGATTTACTTAATGCTGAAGCACCATCAGTACCTGCACTACCTGAAGAACCTGAAGAACCAGATGTTCCTGAGGTTGCTGATGTACCAGCGGATCCACTTGATCCACTTAATTGGGACAAACCTGATGTACCAACCGTACCTGAAGTAGCAGAAGAACCAGATGTTGCTGAAGAACCACTTGATGCAGAAGCTCCGCTTGAACCTGAAGTACCTGATGTACCTGAAGTTGCTGAAGAGCCAGCAGAACCACTTAATGCTGAAGATCCAGAAGTACCTGTTGTACCAGAAGTTGCGGAAGAACCTGAAGTTGCAGATGAACCGCTGTTTGCTGACAAACCTGATGTACCATTAGAACCTGATGTACCTGAAGTAGCAGATGAGCCTGAAGTAGCGGAGCTACCACTATTTGAACTTAATCCTGAAGTACCATTTGTACCAGTTGATCCTGAAGATCCACTAGAGCCACTTGTACCACTTGATTTACTTAATGCTGAAACACCATCTGTACCCGCAGATCCTGAAGATCCGCTTGAACCTGATGTACCCGAAGTTGCTGAAGTACCAGCAGAACCTGAAGAACCACTCAATTGAGATAATCCTGATGTACCAGCGGTACCTGAAGTAGCAGAAGAACCACTTGTTGCTGAAGAACCCGCATTACCTGATTGACCTGAAGTACCATTTGATCCACTTGTACCTGATGTACCAGAAGTTGCTGAAGAGCCAGCTGAACCACTTAATGCACTAGATCCACTTGTACCTGATGTACCAGAAGTTGCTGAAGAGCCAGCTGAACCACTTAATGCTGAACTACCAGATGTACCACTTGTACCTGAAGTTGCAGATGACCCAGCTGTTGCAGATGATCCCGAATTACCACTCAACCCTGATGTTCCGTTAGAACCACTTGAACCTGATGTTCCTGATGAAGCTGAACTTCCTGAAGAACCAGATGTACCCGAACTATTACTATTACCTGAAGTTCCCGCTGAACCAGAAGACGCACTTGAACCGCTTGTACCTGATGTACCTGAAGTTGCAGATGAACCACTTGTTGCTGAAGAACCTGAATTTGAACTTAAACCTGAAGTACCATTTGTACCAGTTGATCCTGAAGAACCAGATGTACCTGAAGTCCCACTTGATTTACTCAATGCTGACAAACCGTCTGTACCAGCAGATCCTGAAGATCCACTTGAACCAGACGTACCACTTGTCGCAGAAGTACCAGCAGAACCAGATGAACCACTTAAACCTGATTGACCTGAAGAACCTGATGTACCACTTGTAGCAGAGCTACCAGCTGTTGCTGAAGAACCACTATTACCACTCAATCCTGATGTACCGTTAGATCCTGAAGAACCTGATGTACCTGAAGATGCTGAAGAACCCGCAGAACCACTTAACGCTGAACTACCTGATGTACCACTTGTTCCTGATGTAGCTGAAGAACCAGCTGAACCACTTAAAGCGGATGATCCTGAAGTACCTGTTGTACCTGAAGTAGCAGAACTACCTGAAGTTGCACTTGAACCACTATTACCACTCAACCCTGATGTACCATTAGAACCAGTTGAACCACTTGTTCCTGATGTAGCTGAAGAACCAGCTGACCCACTTAAAGCTGAAGAACCACTTGTACCAGCAGATCCTGAAGAACCTGATGTACCAGAAGTTGCTGAAGTTCCAGAAGAAGCGCTTGATCCTGATGAGCCACTTAATGCTGATAGACCAGACGTACCGTTTGTTCCTGAAGTTGCCGATGAACCAGCTGTTGCACTTGAACCGCTATTAGCTGATTGGCCATTTGTTCCATTTGTACCAGTTGAACCGCTTGTTCCTGATGTACCACTTGAAGTACTTCTAGCGCTTTCACCTATAGTACCATTTGTACCACTTGTTCCTGAAGTTGCAGATGTTCCTGAAGAACCACTATTTGAACTTAATCCTGAAGTACCGTTTGTACCTGTTGATCCTGAAGATCCACTTGATCCAGATGTACCTGAAGATTTGCTTAATGCTGATTGACCATCTGTACCAGCAGATCCAGAACTACCTGAAGATCCAGATGTACCTGAAGTTGCTGAAGTACCAGCAGAACCTGAGCTTGCTGATAATCCTGAAGAACCAGCTGTACCTGAAGTACCACTTGTTGCTGAAGATCCTGAGGTAGCGGATGAACCACTATTTGCTGATAAACCTGATGAACCAGCTGTTCCTGAAGTTGCTGATGAACCAGAACTTGCTGATGTACCCGAAGATGCTGATGCACCCGAAGATCCATTAGATCCTGTAGAACCAGATGTACCTGATGTAGCAGATGAACCACTTGATGCGCTTAAACCAGAAGAACCTGTCGTACCTGAAGTAGCTGAACTACCCGAAGTTGCGCTTGAACCACTATTAGCGGATAAACCTGAGGTACCGTTTGTACCTGATGTAGCGGAACTACCACTTGATGCCGAAGCTCCGCTTGAACCAGCAGAACCTGTTGATCCAGACGTTCCAGATGTAGCTGAACTACCTGAAGATGCACTTAGTCCACTAGAACCAGCTGTTCCTGATGTAGCTGAGCTACCAGAAGATCCACTTGAACCCGAATCACCTGATCTACCAGAAGTACCAGTTGTACCTGATGTAGCTGAAGATCCTGAAGTCGCAGAAGAACCTGAATTTGCACTCAATCCTGAAGTACCTGCACTACCAGCTGAACCACTTGTTGCTGAAGTACCTGAAGTTGCAGACGATCCGCTTAATGCACTTGAACCAGCTGTTCCTGAAGAACCACTAGTTGCCGAACTACCTGATGTAGCTGAAGAACCTGAATTAGCGCTTAAACCAGAAGTACCATTTGTACCTGAAGTTGCACTCGATCCTGAGCTTGCCGATGTTCCTGAAGATGCTGAAGCACCACTTGAACCGTTAGATCCTGTTGAACCAGATGTACCACTTGTTGCGCTTGAACCAGAAGATGCGCTTAATCCAGAAGATCCTGCTGTTCCTGAAGTAGCCGAACTACCAGAAGTTGCAGACGAGCCCGAATTTGCACTTAAGCCGCTTGTACCGTTAGTACCTGAAGTTGCTGAAGAACCAGAACTTGCAGATGTTCCTGAAGAAGCGGATACCCCTGAAGAACCAGCTGAACCTGTAGAACCTGAAGTTCCAGATGTTGCTGAAGTACCTGCACTACCAGCTGAACCACTCAATGCTGAGCTACCAGAAGTACCAGTAGTACCTGATGTAGCTGAAGATCCTGATGTAGCTGAAGAACCACTATTACCTGATAAACCAGATGTTCCATTAGAACCAGCGGAACCTGAAGTTGCTGAAGTTCCTGATGAAGCACTTGATCCACTATTTGCTGAAGAACCTGAAGTACCAGCAGAACCAGAACTACCAGATGTACCTGAAGTCGCACTTGATCCTGAAGAACCTGAAGTTCCAGAACTATTACTATTACCTGAAGAACCAGCGGTGCCAGAACTTGCGCTTGATCCTGAAGAACCAGAAGTTCCTGATGTTGCGGAAGAACCAGCAGATCCACTTGATCCACTATTTGAACTTAAACCTGAAGTACCATTTGTACCTGAAGTTGCACTTGATCCAGAAGATGCTGATGTACCTGAAGAAGCGGATGCTCCTGAAGTTCCATTAGAACCTGTAGACCCTGAAGTTCCACTTGTAGCTGAACTACCTGAAGAAGAACTCAATCCACTTGAACCAGCAGTACCTGAAGTAGCTGAACTACCTGAAGTTGCGGAAGAACCTGAATTAGCTGATAAACCACTTGTACCATTTGTACCTGAAGTTGCAGAACTACCACTTGACGCAGATGTTCCTGAAGATGCTGAAGCACCACTTGAACCAGCTGTTCCTGAAGATGCGCTAGAACCAGCAGAACCACTTGTTCCTGAAGTTGCTGAACTACCAGATGTAGCACTTGATCCACTATTAGCACTCAACCCTGAAGTACCGTTTGTACCAGATGTAGCTGAACTACCACTTGATGCGGATGTACCTGAAGAAGCTGAAGCTCCTGAAGTACCGTTTGAACCAGCAGAACCACTTGTTCCTGAAGAAGCTGAAGATCCGCTTGAACCACTTAAAGCTGAAGAACCGTTTGAACCAGACGTTCCTGAAGTTGCGCTTGATCCTGATGTAGCTGATGAACCTGAGTTAGCTGACAAACCTGAAGTACCATTCGTACCCGAAGTTGCTGAAGATCCACTAGAACCAGCTGTTCCAGAAGATGCGGAAGCACCACTTGAACCGTTAGAACCTGTTGAACCTGAAGTACCTGATGTAGCACTTGATCCTGAAGATGAACTCAATCCTGAAGAACCAGCAGTACCACTTGTAGCCGAACTTCCACTTGTAGCTGAAGATCCACTATTAGCTGATAAACCACTTGTACCATTTGTTCCACTTGTAGCTGAACTACCCGAAGAACCTGACGTACCAGAACTACTACTATTTGCACTAGAACCTGAAGTACCAGCGGAACCAGAACTACCAGATGTACCTGAAGTTCCTGAAGATCCGCTTGAACCTGAAGTTCCTGAACTATTACTATTACCTGAAGAACCCGCAGTTCCTGAAGAAGCTGAACTACCTGAAGAACCTGAAGTTCCACTTGTAGCTGAACTACCTGAAGTTGCTGAAGACCCACTATTTGCACTCAATCCGCTTGTACCATTTGTTCCACTTGTTGCTGAAGAACCAGAAGACGCAGATGTTCCTGAAGAAGCTGATGCACCTGAAGAACCATTAGAACCAGTTGATCCTGAAGTCCCACTTGTAGCTGAACTACCTGAAGATGAACTTAATCCTGAACTACCTGAACTACCAGATGTACCTGATGTAGCTGATGAACCTGATGTAGCTGAAGAGCCTGAATTAGCTGATAAACCTGAAGTACCATTTGTACCACTAGTTGCAGATGAACCAGAACTTGCTGACGTTCCTGAAGAAGCAGATGCTCCCGAAGAACCTGCTGATCCCGAAGAACCAGCTGTTCCCGAAGTAGCTGAACTACCCGAAGATGCGGATAAACCACTAGAGCCCGCTGTACCTGAAGTAGCACTTGAGCCACTTGATGCGGATGAACCGCTATTTGAACTTAATCCTGAAGTACCATTTGTACCTGAGGTAGCAGAACTACCTGAAGAACCTGAAGTACCAGAACTATTACTATTACCACTTGAACCAGATGTACCTGAAGATGCTGAACTACCTGAAGAACCTGATGTTCCGCTTGTAGCTGAAGATCCTGATGTAGCTGATGAACCTGAGTTAGCACTCAATCCTGATGTACCATTTGTTCCACTTGTAGCTGAACTACCTGAAGAACCAGAGGTGCCTGAAGATGAAGATGCACCAGAAGAACCGTTTGAACCAGTTGATCCTGATGTACCTGAAGTTGCGGATGAACCACTTGATGAAGATAAACCACTTGAACCAGCCGTACCGCTTGTTGCTGATGATCCAGATGTAGCTGAACTACCACTATTTGCACTTAAACCACTTGTACCATTTGTACCTGAAGTTGCACTTGAACCACTTGATGCGGATGTTCCTGAAGAAGCGGATGCTCCTGAAGAACCTGATGTACCACTTGTTGCTGAGCTTCCTGAAGAAGCACTTAAACCACTTGAACCTGCTGTACCTGAAGTAGCAGAAGATCCTGAAGTTGCTGAAGACCCACTATTTGCACTTAAACCACTCGTACCATTTGTACCAGAGGTTGCGGATGAACCACTTGATGCAGAAGTCCCTGAAGATGCTGACGCACCACTTGAACCAGCTGAACCTGAAGTTGCACTTGTACCTGAAGATGCTGATGATCCACTTGATGCACTTAAACCAGAAGAACCAGCTGAACCTGAAGTAGCTGAAGATCCACTTGTTGCGGATGAACCACTATTAGCACTCAAACCTGAAGTACCATTTGTACCAGAGGTAGCACTTGAACCAGAAGTTGCAGAACTACCTGAAGATGCTGATGCGCCTGAAGAAGCTGAACTACCTGATGTACCAGAAGTTCCACTTGTTGCAGATGAACCTGATGTTGCGGATGAACCGCTATTTGCTGACAACCCTGAGGTACCATTTGTACCTGAAGTTGCAGATGAACCTGAAGATGCGCTTGAGCCGCTTGAACCTGAAGCACCGCTTGTAGCTGAAGATCCAGCTGAACCTGATGTTCCTGAAGAAGCACTTGTTCCTGAAGATGCTGATGATCCTGATGTTCCACTTGAAGCGGATGTACCAGCGGAACCAGAAGTTCCTGAGGTAGCCGAACTACCGCTTGTTGCTGATGAACCTGAATTTGCGCTTAATCCTGAAGTACCATTTGTACCGCTTGTTGCTGATGAACCACTAGATCCACTTGTTCCAGAAGAAGCTGATGCACCTGAAGAACCAGATGTACCTGAAGATGCTGAGGAACCAGAACTTGCTGAAGCACCTGAACTACCAGAAGTTCCTGATGTACCATTTGAACCTGATGAAGCTGAAGAACCAGAAACACCAGACCTACCCGACTCACCAGAAGTACCATTGGTACCACTTGTTGCTGAAGAACCACTTGAACCAGCTGTTCCTGAAGATGCTGAAGCACCACTTGAACCAGCTGTTCCTGAAGAACCTGCCGAACCAGATGTACCTGATGTAGCGGATGAACCGCTGTTAGAACTTAAACCTGAAGTACCATTTGTACCTGAAGATGCGGATGAGCCTGAAGTCGCACTTGATCCGCTTGATGCTGAAACACCACTTGAACCAGCTGTTCCTGAAGATGCGCTTGTACCTGAACTTGCTGAAGAACCAGAACTTGCACTTAAACCACTTGAACCAGCTGTTCCTGACGTAGCTGATGTTCCTGAAGAACCCGCAGAACCACTTAATGCACTTAAACCAGAGGTACCATTTGTACCTGAGGTTGCTGAAGATCCACTTGTTGCTGAAGATCCACTATTACCTGATAATCCTGAAGTTGCGGATGAACCAGATGATCCTGAAGTTCCTGAAGAACCAGCAGAACCTGAAGACCCTGATGAATTACTATTACCTGAAGAACCCGAAGTTCCTGATGTTGCTGAAGAACCAGATGAACCAGAGCTTGCTGATAAACCACTTGAACCAGCCGTTCCTGATGTTGCTGAAGAACCAGAGCTTGCGCTTGATCCACTTTCACCACTCAATCCATTTGTACCGTTTGTACCTGTACTACCAGAAGATCCTGAAGAACCAGAAGATCCTGAATCAGCACTTTGACCTGAAGTACCTTTTGAACCTGAACTAGCAGCAGATCCGCTTGAACCTGAAGTTCCTGAAGATGCTGATACACCTGAAGAACCAGATGTTCCTGACGTAGCGGAGCTACCTGATGTAGCTGAAGACCCACTATTTGCGGATAAACCACTTGTACCATTTGAACCTGATGTAGCTGAAGACCCACTTGTTGCTGAAGACCCACTGTTTGCTGACAAACCTGAGGTACCATTAGTACCAGTGGAACCTGATGAACCTGAAGATCCTGATGAACCTGAACTATCTGAAGTTGCTGATGAACCACTTGATCCTTTAGTACCTGAAGTTGCTGATGAACCTGAAGTTGCTGATGAACCACTCGCCCCACTAACACCACTTGTTCCGTTTGAACCAGAAGTACCACTAACACCACTTGTTCCTCTAGTACCCTCAACACCAGAAGTACCATCTGTACCTGAAGAACCACTTTCACCACTTACACCTGAATCACCAGAAACACCTGATGTACCAGCGGTACCATCAGATCCAGATGAACCTGAAGATGCTGAAGATCCACTATTTGAACTCAGCCCTGAAGTACCATTAGAACCAGTTGATCCTGAACTACCAGATGTTGCAGATGAACCGCTATTACCAGATAAACCACTTGTACCATTTGTACCAGTGGAACCTGATGAACCTGATGAACCTGAAGATCCAGATAATTGACTTGAACCGTCACCACCACTTGTACCGTTAGTACCAGTAGATCCTGATGAACCAGATGAACCAGATAATTGACTTAAAGCGTCAAGACCAGCCGTACCATTTGTACCTGAAGTCGCAGAAGTTCCTGAAGATGCTGATGCACCAGATGAACCTGATGTACCAGTTGAACCACTACTACCATCAGAACCTGATGTACCAGCTGTTGCTGATGTACCTGATGTACCTGAATAACCAGATAAACCATCAATCATAACACCAACTTGCTTAGCAACAACAATTATTGAAGGTGCTGCTGGTTTTGTATATGGTGATGATAATGCTGGAACAGCTGTTAATTGAACATTACCATTAGATGATGCAAATAATATTTCAACATAATCACCAGCATTAAAATTAGATATAATAGAAACAAATGGTAAATTTTTTGAACTGTTTGAAACAAGGTCTAAAATAGAATCTGTTCTAATTATATCGGTACCATTTTTTCTTATCCAAATATCAACACTAGCCGAAGAACCACCTTGTGTTTTTTCAATTTGTGGTGAATAACCTATTTCATATACACCTGTATTATTAAATGTAATTTGTGAACTACTTACAACACTTATTTCATTTGAAATTTCTGTTGTATCATACGTAATAACAGTTGGGGTATTAGGTCCTGAAACTACTTGTGTTTGTGTACTACTAAATGAACCATAATAGTTAGCACCAGTTGCTGAAACACCTGATGTACCCGCACTACCTGCGGTAGCTGATGAACCTGATGTTCCTGAAGATGCTGAAGAACCAGCTGAACCTGATGTTCCACTTGTTACACCTGAATAAGTTATTGAACCCATCTCACCCGTTGTAGGGTCATAGGTAACTAAATTTGTTGGTGTTGGATCATTAGTTATACCTGATACAACTATACCACCTTCAATAATTATACCGCTACGTATTATATGTTCATTTGCCATTTGCTATTTCTGTTAATTTCTTGCTTATATAAATATAAAATTGTTTTAAATAATCTCAAGATTTGTTAATTATTTTAATAATAATTTTACTGAATATATTATTTCATATTGATCGTTATCACTTGCGTTTATTATTAAGTTAAAATCATCTGGTGAATTATAACTTGTTCTAAATTCACAATTACCCGTTACCCCACCAATACTTGTTGTTGATGTGTCATCATGAGTAACTAAAGAATTATTATGAGTTGATCTAAATGTGCCAACTCTATGACCACCGCTTGTGATATTTTGAATAGCATAATCAATAACTAAACCAGCTATATGAGATGCGTTAAATGTTTTAATTATTGTGCTAGTTGGTGACCCACCTGAAACGTTATAAATATCGGAATATAAAGCTTGTTTTTGCCCAATTGTTATTGCATTAAAAGCAGATAGATATTTAAAATCATCACTTAAAACCTGGAATCTGTTATTAGCGTAATCCCAAATAATAAGATTATTTTGACTTGCAACGTTATCAATATCAACACCAATTGTTATATCATTTGTTAATGCCCCACCACCAGTTAAAGGTGCCTGTACATTTACATTAACATATGTACCATTTGTACCCACATTACCGCTTATACCTGAAGTTCCTGAAGATCCAGCGCTACCGCTTGATCCAGAAGTACCCGAAGAACCTGATAATGAACTACCACCATAAGTACCACCAGAACCTGATGTACCTGAAGATCCTGATGTACCAGTTGAACCACTGTCACCTGATGTACCTGATGTACCAGTGCTACTAGAATTACCTGAAGATCCTGATGTACCAGTTGAACCACTGTCACCTGAAGTTCCATTTGAACCTGTTGATCCTGAATCACCAGATGTACCATTTGAACCCGTACTACCTGAATCACCTGAAGAACCTGATGTACCACTACTATTACTTTCACCAGCAGAACCTGAAGTACCAGTTGAACCTGAGCTACCTGAAGAACCTGAAGTTCCTGAAGATGTTGATTCACCTGAAGAACCTGATGTACCAGTTGATCCCGAATCACCTGAAGTTCCGTTTGAACCAGTAGAACCTGAGTCACCTGAAGAACCAGATGTACCAGTTGATCCGCTATCCCCTGAAGTTCCATTTGAACCAGTTGATCCGCTATCACCACTTGAACCTGAAGAACCTGTTGAACCAGAGTCACCTGATGAACCATCAGAACCATTTGAACCTGAAGTTCCTGAAAAACCAGACTCACCATTTAAGCCACTTAAACCTGAAGAACCTGAAGAACCCGTACTACCCGCAGAACCTGATTCACCAGATGTACCATTAGAACCTGTTGATCCAGAATCACCACTTGTTCCTGAAGAACCAGTACTACCTGAATCACCTGAAGAACCGTCTGAACCTGTTGATCCAGACTCACCGCTCATACCTGAAGTACCAAATGAACCATCAGCTCCTGAGGAACCGTCTGAACCTGTTGATCCTGATTCCCCTGAAACACCAGATGAACCATAAGATCCATCTTCACCTGATGTACCTGATGTACCTGTTGAACCACTTTCAGCACTTATACCATTTGTACCTGTTGAACCAGATTCCCCTGAAGTTCCTGATGTACCTGTTGATGAAGAATCACCTGATGTACCATTAGAACCAGTTGAGCCAGAGTCACCTGATGTACCATTAGAACCAGTTGAGCCAGAGTCACCTGAAGAACCTGATGTACCCGTACTACCTGAGTCACCACTTGTTCCCGAAGAACCCGTACTACCTGAATCACCTGAAGAACCATTAGAACCAGATGAACCGCTTTCGCCTGATGTACCGTCAGAACCTGTAGAACCAGACTCTCCGCTCATACCTGAAGTACCATAAGACCCATCCTCACCAGAAGTACCAGATGAACCAGTTGAACCACTTTCACCAGAAACACCGCTTGTACCATAAGAACCATCAGCTCCTGAAGTACCATCAGAACCAGTTGATCCCGATTCACCTGAAATACCAGAAGTTCCGTTTGAACCATTATCACCTGAAGTACCAGATGTACCTGTTGAACCACTTTCAGCACTTATACCATTTGTACCCGCTGAACCTGATTCACCAGATGTACCTGATGTACCTGTTGATGAAGAATCACCTGAAGTACCATTTGAACCAGTACTACCAGACTCTCCGCTTATACCTGAAGTACCATAAGAACCATCAGCTCCTGAAGAACCGTCAGAACCAGTACTTCCACTTTCGCCACTTATACCTGAAGTTCCGTTAGAACCGTCATAACCACTACTACCATCACTACCAGTTGATCCTGATTCACCTGAAATACCCGAAGTACCATTTGAACCATCTGCTCCTGAAGAACCGTCAGACCCTGTTGATCCAGATTGTCCGCTTACACCAGAAGTTCCATTAGAACCGTTATTACCTGAAGTACCGTTTGTTCCAGAAGAACCTGAAGCTCCGCTTTCACCATTTAAACCACTTATACCTGAAGAACCTGAAGAACCAGTTGATCCTGAAGAACCACTTTCTCCTGATTCACCATTTGTACCAAAAGAACCATTTTCACCACTTGTACCTGAAGAACCAGTAGACCCTGATTCAGCTGAAATACCACTTGTACCAAATGATCCATCATTACCCGATGTACCATCAGAACCAGTACTTCCACTTTCGCCAGAAACACCTGAAGTTCCGTAAGAACCATCTGCTCCTGAAGAGCCATCAGAACCTGTAGATCCGCTCTCACCAGATTGCCCAGAAGTACCGAATGATCCATCATTACCACTTGATCCATCGCTTCCTGTTGAACCAGATTCTCCGCTCACACCTGATGTACCAAATGATCCGTTATTACCTGATGTACCATCAGATCCTGTACTACCAGATTCCCCTGAAATACCAGAAGTACCTTCAGTACCATCTTCACCCGAAGTTCCTGATGTACCTGTACTACCCGATGCTGCTGACCTACCAGAAGTACCTTCAGTACCATCTTCACCCGAAGTTCCTGATGTACCAGTTGAACCAGATTCGCCACTTATACCTGATGTACCATAAGAACCATCTGCACCACTTGATCCGTCACTACCTGTAGAACCAGATTCACCTGATTGTCCAGAAGTTCCGTTAGAACCATTATTACCTGAAGTACCATTAGATCCTGAAGATCCAGAAGCACCACTTTCACCATTTAAACCACTTATACCTGAAGAACCTGAAGAACCTGTACTACCAGATGAACCGCTTTCGCCTGATTGTCCAGAAGTACCAAATGATCCATCATTACCCGATGTACCGTCAGATCCTGTACTACCTGACTCACCTGAAACGCCTGAAGTCCCATAAGAACCATCATTACCAGATGTTCCATCGCTACCAGTTGATCCAGATTCACCACTTATTCCTGAGGTTCCATAAGAACCGTCTGCTCCTGAACTACCATCTGAACCTGTCGAACCAGACTCACCACTTAAACCAGATGTACCGAACGATCCATCATTACCAGATGTACCATCACTACCTGTGCTACCAGATTCACCTGATTGTCCAGAAGTTCCAAATGACCCATCATTACCAGATGTACCATCACTACCTGTGCTACCACTTTCTCCTGATACACCACTTGTACCAGCCGAACCGTCTGCACCTGAAGAACCATCTGAACCCGTTGATCCAGATTCACCTGAAATACCAGAGGTTCCAAAAGATCCATCTGCTCCTGAAGAACCATCTGAACCCGTTGATCCAGATTCACCTGAAATACCAGAAGTTCCATAAGAACCGTCATCACCTGATGTACCACTTGTACCCGTAGAACCTGAATCCCCTGAAATACCAGAAGTTCCGTTTGAACCATTATCACCTGAAGTCCCATCTGAACCTGTTGAACCAGATTCTCCCGAAGCACCACTCACACCCCAAGAACCTTCAAAACCTGATGTACCTGAAGTACCATCAGAACCGCTTTCGCCTGAAATACCACTTGTACCAAATGAACCGTCTAAACCACTACTACCGTTAGAACCATCAGAACCACTTTCACCTGAAATACCTGAAGTTCCAAATGAACCGTCAGCACCTGAAGTTCCATCCGAACCAGTACTACCTGATTCACCTGAAATACCACTTGTACCAAATGAACCATCAGCACCAGATGTACCATCTGAACCAGTACTACCTGATTCACCAGAAACGCCAGAAGTACCAAATGAACCATCATTACCTGAAGTACCATCTGAACCTGTGCTACCACTTTCCCCTGAAACACCTGAAGTTCCGTTATTACCACTAATACCGTCTGAACCATTTGAACCTGAAGTTCCTGAAAAACCAGATTCACCATTTAATCCATTTAAACCAGAAGATCCCGAAGAACCTGTTGAACCAGCGGAACCGCTTTCACCACTTATACCTGAAGTCCCTGTTGAACCGTTATCACCTGATGTACCATCAGAACCAGTTGATCCACTCTCACCTGAAACACCTGAAGAACCATAGGATCCATCTTCACCTGAAGTACCAGATGTACCCGTGCTACCAGATTCACCACTTATACCTGAAGTTCCAAATAAACCGTCTTCACCTGAAGTACCATCTGAACCAGTACTACCTGATTCACCTGAAATACCTGATGTACCATAAGACCCATCAGCACCTGAAGTTCCATCCGAACCAGTTGATCCCGATTCTCCACTTATACCTGAGGTTCCATAAGACCCATCTTCACCAGAAGTACCTGATGTACCTGTGCTACCACTATCACCACTTATACCTGAAGTTCCGTTTGAACCATTATCACCAGATGTACCGTTAGAACCTGTTGAACCAGATTCACCTGAAATACCACTTGTACCTGTGGAACCATCTTCCCCTGAAATACCACTTGTACCTGTGGAACCTGATTCACCTGATTCACCATTTGTACCAGTACTACCAGAGTCACCACTTGTTCCCGAAGAACCCGTACTACCTGAATCACCTGAAGAACCATTAGAACCTGATTCCCCGCTTAAACCGCTTGTACCATCAACACCACTCACACCATCAATACCATTTGAACCAGATGTTCCTGAAACACCACTTGTACCATTAGAACCATCATTACCTGAACTTCCATCAGAACCTGTGCTACCACTTTCTCCACTTATACCTGATGTACCATAAGAACCGTCAGCACCAGATGTACCATCTGAACCTGTACTACCTGATTCACCTGAAATACCACTTGTACCAAATGAACCATCAGCACCAGATGTACCATCTGAACCAGTACTACCTGATTCACCTGAGATACCTGAAGAACCATAAGATCCGTCTTCACCTGATGTACCAGATGTACCAGTACTACCAGACTCTCCGCTTATACCTGAAGTTCCGCTTGAACCATTATCACCTGAAGTCCCATCTGAACCAGTTGATCCACTCTCACCACTAGCACCGCTTACACCCCAAGAACCTTCAAAACCCGATGTACCTGAAGTACCATCTGAACCAGATTCCCCGCTCATACCTGAAGTTCCGTATGAACCATCAGCTCCTGAAGTACCATCTGAACCAGTTGATCCAGAATCACCACTTATACCATTTGTACCTGATGAGCCATTTAAACCACTTGTCCCATCAATACCACTTATTCCATCTAAACCATTAACACCACTTGTACCTGAATTACCAGAAGTTCCTGAAGAACCATCTTCACCTGAAGAACCTGATTCCCCGCTTATACCTGAGGTTCCATATGAACCATCATTACCACTCATACCAGATGTACCATCTGAACCACTTTCACCACTTATACCTGAGGTTCCAGAAGTACCATCATACCCTGAAATACCATCTAAACCATTTATACCTGAAGTACCAGATTCACCAGAAGTTCCTGAAGAACCATCTTCAGCACTTGATCCTGAAGACCCACTTAAACCACTTGTCCCTGAATTACCTGAAGTACCATTTGTACCATCGTAACCAGAAATACCATCCAATCCATTGATACCTGACGTACCATCAGCACCAGTTGTACCAGATGAACCATCAAAACCAGAAATACCATCAAGACCATTTATACCTGACGTACCCGAATTACCACTAGTTCCTGAAGAACCTTCCTCACCACTTGTACCATTTGTACCTGTTAAACCTGAAGTTCCAGAATTACCTGAGGTTCCTGAAGAACCATCAAATCCACTTATACCATCTAATCCGTTAATACCAGAAGTACCATCGGCACCAGTTGTACCAGATGAACCATCAAAACCAGAAATACCATCTAATCCGTTAATACCAGAGGTACCAGAATTACCTGAAGTACCATCTGAACCCGACTCACCAGAACTACCTGACTCACCAGTTAAACCTGATGTACCAGAATTACCACTTGTACCAGATGAACCATCAAAACCAGAAATACCATCAAGACCATTTACACCTGAAGTACCATCAGCACCAGTTGTTCCTGAAGAACCATCAAAACCAGAAATACCATCAAGACCATTTACACCGCTCGTACCCGAATTACCCGAAGTACCGTCAGATCCTGATTCACCACTTGAACCCGACTCACCTGTTAAACCTGAAGTTCCAGAATTACCTGAGGTTCCTGAAGAACCATCGTATCCTGAAACACCGTCAAGACCATTTATACCACTTGTACCATCAGCACCAGTTGTACCAGATGAACCATCGAAACCAGAGATACCGTCCAATCCATTAACACCTGAAGTACCTGAATTACCCGAAGTACCATCTGAACCCGACTCACCACTTGAACCCGACTCACCTGTTAAACCTGAAGTTCCAGAATTACCTGAAGTACCTGAAGAACCGTCAAAACCCGAAATACCATCTAAACCATTTATACCTGACGTACCATCAGCACCAGTTGTTCCTGAAGATCCGTCAAAACCTGAAATCCCATCAAGGCCGTTTATACCAGATGTTCCTGATTCACCAGAAGTTCCTGAAGAACCAGTTTCACCAGAAGTTCCTGATTCACCTGTTAAACCTGAAGTTCCTGAGTTACCAGAAGTTCCTGAAGAACCATCGTATCCTGAAATTCCGTCAAGACCATTAACACCTGAAGTACCATCAGCACCAGTTGTTCCTGAAGAACCATCAAATCCACTTATTCCATCTAATCCGTTTATACCTGAAGTACCCGAATTACCGCTCGTTCCTGAAGAACCATCTTCACCACTTGTACCAGTTAACCCAGTAAGACCTGAAGTACCAGAATTACCAGAAGTTCCTGAAGAACCATCGTAACCTGAAACGCCATCTAAACCATTAATACCACTTGTACCTGACGAACCGTCAAGACCTGATGTACCATTATAGCCAGAAATACCGTCAAGACCGTCAAGACCTGATGTACCAGAATTACCTGAGGTTCCTGATGTACCGTCTGAGCCACTTAACCCTGAATAACCAGAAGTCCCTGAGGTACCAGAGGTACCAATAAATAAAGGTGAATAGGAATATTCACCAGTAGTAGCATCAAAAGACACAAAATAACTTGGCGTGTTATTTTGGGTCATACCAGTAACAAATAATTGATTTAATGTGTATATACCCTTAAGATCTTGGGTATTTTCCCACTGATTAGTGGTGTTGTTATATACTAGAACATCCCCATCATTGGGGCCTGCGATTACAACGTCAGATAAATCTGTTATACCCAGATTTTCTATTACGTCTTTTATATTCTGGAAGTTAGCATCTAATTCCGCATAGGACAATGCCCTTCCTAGATTGTCTCTAAGATAAATTGTTACTGTTGCCATTTATATTTGTTAGTTTAAACTACTAACATATAAATAGTATCAAATACCGATAAGGCAACAGTAACAATAAAATTTTTTAGGTTTTTTTTATTCAGTTATAACCACATTAATCTTTTCAGCTTTTGAATTGTGTGTTAAATTTATTTTACCTGATTTAGGCATTTGTTTTTTTAACATCTCATCTGAGATAGGATCTTCAATATACTTTTGAATGGTTCTTTGTATTTCTCTAGCACCATATAATTTATTAAAACCTTTCTCAAGAATAAAATCTTTAATTTTTTTATCAATTTTAAGATTAAAACCAACTTCTTTCAAATGATTTTCCAAATCTTTTAATTGTAGTTCAATAATTTTTAAAACATCTTCTTGTGTTAAATAATTAAAATACACAATTTCATCTAAACGGTTAATAAATTCTGGTTTAAATGTTTTCTTAAGATTTTTCTCAATAATACTTTTTGAGTTTACTAATGCGTCAGCCTCTGAATCATTAAAACCAATCTTTGTACCAAAATCTTGGACTTCTTTCAAACCAATGTTCGATGTCATGATAATAATTGTGTTTTTAAAATTGATTTTTCTACCGTTAGCATCGGTTAGATAACCTTCATCCAATAATTGCAACATTACGTTAAAAATGTCTGGATGGGCTTTTTCAATCTCATCAAATAAAACCAATGAATAAGGTTTATTCTTAACTTTCTCGGTTAATTGACCACCTTCGTTATAACCAACGTATCCTGGGGGCGCTCCAATCAATTTACTGATGTTAAATTTCTCTGAATACTCAGACATATCAACACGGATGATAGCGTCTTTAGAACCAAAAACTTTTTGAGCTAAAGATTTTGCTAATTCAGTTTTACCGACACCAGTAGGTCCAATAAATAAGAACGAACCAATTGGTTTTGATTGTTTTCTAATACCAGTTCTATTTCTTTTGATAGATGAAACAACCTTCTCAATAGCATCGGATTGACCGATAACGCAATTTGAAAGTTCTTTATCCATTGATAATAATCTTGTTATTTCATTTTCAGAAACTTTACTCACGGGTATTCCAGTCATCATTGAAACAACTTCAGCAATCATGTCATCAGTAACAATATTTCGTTTATCGTTAATCGATAATTTCCATGAAGAAGTTTCTTTTTCTAATTCTGTTAAAATTTTTTTCTCTTGATCACGAAGCTGTGCTGCTTGTTCAAAATTTTGGGTTTTAACAACTTGTTGTTTTTGATCTTTAATATCTTTCAACTTAGCCTCAAGATCTTTAATTTTTTGTGGTGCTTTAACAGCAACCTGAGTTCTTGACCCAGCCTCATCCATAATATCAATAGCTTTGTCAGGAAACTCTCTATTTGTGATATATCTGTCAGCCAAAGCAATGATTTCATCAATAGCTTCTTCAGTATAAGTTACTTTATGGAAATCTTCATATTTTTCTTTTATGTTCATTAAGATTTCTTTTGTTTCACTTAAAATCGGTGGGTTAACCATAACTTTTTGGAATCTTCGATCCAAAGCACCATCTTTTTCAATATGCTCACGATATTCATCTAACGTTGTTGCACCAATACATTGAAGTTCACCGCGAGCCAAAGCTGGTTTAAATACGTTTGCGGCATCTAAAGAACCAGATGAATTACCAGCACCAACGATTGTATGTAACTCATCAATAAATAAAATCACATTTGGGCTATCTTTAGCCTCATCAACAATCGCTTTAATTCTTTCTTCAAACTGACCACGATATTTTGTTCCAGCAACTAAAGATGTCATATCTAATGTAACAACACGCTTATTCATTAAAGGTCTTGGGCAGTCACCATTAGCAATTTTAATAGCCAAACTTTCAGCAATTGCTGTCTTACCAACACCTGGATCACCAATTAGTATTGGGTTATTCTTTTTTCTTCTAGTCAAAATTTGACAAACCCTCTCAACCTCAGAAGTACGGCCAATAACTGGATCTAATTTACCTTCTTGTGCTAAAATAGTTAAATCACGACCAAAATTGTCTAATGTTGGTGTTTTTGATTTAATGTTTTTATTTGCTTCGTTTAAAGGTTTTCTTTCTCTTGGTATTTCATCATCATTTGAAAAAACACTAGATTGTGGTGTTGATAGTTGTTTAATTTTTTTGGCAATGAAAGTTTTTGTTAAACCATATTCTTTAAAAAGTTTAACAATTGCGTTATCCTTTTCCATTGAAATTAGAAAAAACAATTCAACCGTGATATAATCAGTTGGTTTTTTTCTAACAATACACTCCTTTATTATTTCCTGTAAATCAGATTCAAACGGTAGGATATTATCTTGTTTGGTGCTTGATGAATCCGACAACCTTTTGTTAATGTCATTTAAATCATTTACCATCACATCAAAATCCAATACTTTGTTTTTAACAACCTCGTATATCATATTTTCGGTTGTTAAAATACCGAATATTACGTGTTGCAGTCTAAGCATTGAATCATTATACTTAATTGCCGCAGATTGGCCCCTTGTAAAAGCGGCTCTTAGTTCATTTGTCATTCTTTCTTTCATATTCGAATCTATATTTTATGCAAAGATAGTAATTATCTTGACAAAACCAAATTTTTTCTTATTTTTGTTACAAATAAATATCATGGAAAAAATCACAGTCTATTTTAGAAACGGTAAATTCACTGAATTTGCTGATTATACCACATCAATGATTAGTGGTAACCACCTTATAATAACAACTAAGTCATCCGATTCGAATGATGATGGCCCAGTTGCTATAGCAAAGACAACTGTTATTGATTTAAGTTCAGTTGACAATTTTGTTAAAATAACACCAACAAGAAAATTTGATTTAGAAGAAAATGTCAGTACTAAGTAAACAATATTTGGGTGAAAACGTTGTAGTTTCGTATGAAAGCTCAAATATCAAAGAAGGTAAATACAATACCAACACTAAAAAACTACAAGTAACTTTTAATAACGGTGCAATATATGAATATGATGATGTACCCCATGAAACTTTCGCTGCTATGAATTTAGCAGAAAGTCAGGGTAAATATTTTAATGCAAATATTGCAAAATCATATACTTATAGAAAACTTTAATCTATGTACGTTGATATACGTAACGAATCAAGAGCTAACATAACCTTCCATAATATGGCAAAGGTTTCAATAAGAGGTACCCAAAACTATTTAGTTAAATGGTTTTTTAATGACGAATTTTTTGGGGAAATGTTTTTAAATAGTGGGACCTGGGGTGCCTATCCAATGTATGAAATTGGTAACTGGAAAATTGAATTTTGGCAAGAAAATAGGTTAATTTATACCTATAAAAACATTTTAGAAAAAAATAATATATTAATATTATTTGAAAATGATGGTAATGAATTTGGTCAGTACGTCAGAAAAATTAAAGAATTTTCTGATGAAATTACCGATAAATTTGAATGTAAAACCTCGATCTTCTTTAAAGATTCAGAATTATGTGATTTTAGTCAAAATAAGGCTATACCTTTAAGAATGAATGATTATGTCCTTAATTTTAAAATTATTTATACAAAAAAACTATAATGGATAATTTAATTAAAATATACGATAAGGCAATACCCAGCGAAATTTGTGATTTTATTATAAATGAATTTGAAAACTCTAATACTCAAATGGAAGGTGTTAGTGGCGCTGGCGTCAATAAGTTGGTTAAATCCTCAACAGATTTAATGATACATCTAAATTTAGATAACCCAAATTGGAAATACATTTATGATTATTTAAGAGAGAATTTGTTAGGTAACCTTGTTGATTATATCGAACATAATTCTTTTATGACAATAACAGGTGGTTTTTCATCAAAAGCTTCAGCAGTTAGAACAGCGCAATCTTGTTACATGGTTGGTAATAACGGCCAAGAGCACATGCAAATGCAAAGATATATCGATGACCAAGGTTATTATGCATGGCATCATGAAAATGAAGGTGGTATAACTAGTAAAAGAGAACTATTTTTTATTTATTATTTAAATGATGTTGATACTGGTGGAGAGACGGAATTTAAATTTAACCCTTTAAAAGTTAAACCAGAAAGGGGTAAATTAGTCATAGCCCCAGCGTTATGGACACATAAACATCGTGGTAATCCACCACAAAATGGTCAATACAAATATATTATAACTGGATGGATTGAAAAAAGAGATGACCATTATATTTCTGAGGAATTTGAGGAAGATTACTTAATTTAACCAAAAAACCAGGTATTTATGTTATATGGACAACATTTTAAAAAGTTTTACTGTTCGACCTAGTTTATATTCAGATATATGGGAAAATTCATCATCTGATAATTTTAAGGAAATAAAACTTAAAAAAGAAATTAGAGAACATTTAATTGCAATAGCAAAGGATTTTATAGAAAGTCTTGGTATTGATAGTTTTGCCATTGAGGATATCCTATTTGTCGGTAGTTTAGCTAATTACAATTGGTCCGAATATTCAGACATTGATCTACATGTTGTTATTGATAAAAAAGCGGTTAATGATGATGCTGTTTTAGTTGATGAATTTTTTACAGCAAAAAAAGAGTTGTATAATTTAAAACATGATATTAAAATTAAAGGTTTTGATGTTGAGTTATATGTTCAAGACGCTGAAGAGGTTTTAGATACAGCAGATGGTATATACAGTATTTTATACAATAAATGGAGAAAAGAACCGAATAAGCAAAAACCTGAAATCAATAAAAAAGATATTGTTAAGAAAGTTAAAGAGTTCAATCAAAAGTTAATTGATATTAATAATGAAGAGGACCCAGATGCCAAAATTTTAAAACTAAAAAAACTCAAAGAAAAGATTAGAGCTTACAGAAAAAGCGGTTTAAACGCAACTGGTGAGTTCAGTACAGAAAATCTTGTTTTTAAATATTTAAGGAGATCTGGATACATGGACAAATTAGCCGATATGGGTATTGACGTAAAAGATGAATTTTTATCGCTAGAAAATTTTGAATATTGATATTTTCCTGTTTTTGCTTATATTTATAAGAACAATAATTATTTTAAATAAATGACATATGAAACCAATAGGTTCTGAAAAAATAGAAAACGTTGACGATAAATTAGCTAGAATCTTAGAGATTGCTGGTATTAAAAAAGAAATTATTAATGAAAATAAAGTGATTTCTAATAAAGCGTCTAACGTATTACATGAAGCTGTAGCTGCTGATGGTACTGAATACGGTATCGTTCAAGAAGAAAAACACGTGTACATCAAGTCTAAAAACACTGATGGTGAATACGACTATTTGACAGGTGTACAAAATATTCACGAACATTCTTACAAATCATATGCTGATGCTTTAAAACATTTAAATATGATGTTCAAAGAAATTAACGAATCTGTTGATTTTAAAGAAAACATCGATGTTTTAAAAAAAAAAGTATAACCGAGCGTTATATCCTAAAACTTAAAAGTAATAACCCAGCACCAGCTGTTGATACAACAGTCGATATGGGTGTCGATACAACTACTGATCCAGTAGCCCCTGAACAAACTGATGTTGCAACAGATTTTTCAGCTGATACAACAGTTGATACAGGTGTTGATGCGGGTGTTGACACAACTACAGATCCAACACAAGAAGAACCAGCACAAGAAACTGGTAGTGAAAATGTTGACGAGCCAATATTAAAAACAGTTCAAAAACTTACTGGTAAATTAACTCAAAAAATGAGAGATGGTGACCAGGAATTACAATCAAAAGACTATAAATATGTTGTAAATTCAATCTTATCTGCTATTGATATGACAAAAATAACAGAAGAAGATATGAATGATATGCTAAATAAATTACAAAATAAAGATTCAGAAGATACAACAGAAGCTGAACCATCTTCAGGTGAAGAAATGCCACCAGCGGAAGAACCAGTTCAAGAAACCCAGATGCCGTGGGAATCCAAAAGAGTAACAAAATCAGTTATAGACGAATTTATTAAAAATAGAAAATAAAAAAAATCCCCGAAAGGGGATTTGTTTTTTTAAAACGTTTTTACTATTATTATATAAATTTATAGAAATGATAGTAGGTATTTTAGGGAAAAAACGTTCAGGTAAAGACACCACAGGTGATTATCTTGTTAATAACAAAGGTTTTGTAAAGTATAGTTTTGCCAATCCAATTAAACGTGGTGCTATGGAATTGTTTGGTTTCACAGAGGATCAAGTTTTTGGTGACGCTAAAGACGAAATTGACCCAACTTGGGGTATTACACCAAGATTAGTACTACAAATAATGGGTACTGAGGTATTTCAATACGATATGCCAAAATATATACCAGAATTACAAGCTTTTGGCCGCGCATTTTGGGTTAAACGTTTTGAGCAATGGTATGAAAAAAATAGTGATTTAAATGTTGTAATCTGCGATGTTAGATTTCAGCATGAAGTCGATTCCATTTTAAAAATGGGTGGTGCTATATGGTCAATACAAAGACCTAATTTAACAACTGGTGATGAACACGCATCTGAAAAAGAAATGGATGTTATAGTGGGTATAACGTCTCAAATAATAAATGATGGTACATTAAATGATTTGTATCATAATATTGAAACGACTTTAAATGATTTACGAAAATCCGTTAGCTGAGATATTATCAGTTCATAATTTTAAAGTAAAATCTTCCTTAGCTGAAATGTTATGCTACACTTTCTATGGTAAAATAGAATGTGACAGAAAAATTAATGTTAAGTTATTTAATAGATTTCATAAATACAAACCTTTATATATTTTTAGTTATGGTGGGGTTTTAAACTACACACCTGAAAAACAACCCGTTAAATTAACGGGCATCGAAGTTGTTGTCCCATCTGGGGAAGAGGAAGAATTTTTGGAAAATAACTCTAATTTTATATTTTATGGTGGCCCTAATTGTGGGTTACAATGGTTAGATGAAGAAGATGGTGTAAATGTTTACGGTACCTGTAAAGTCACATTTTAGTGATTTTTAATCTCAGATTACCAGTCCCCTTTATAACCCTATGCCAATCATGTCTTGCTATTTTTAGTGAGACATTTTTATTTAAATCAATAGGTAATTGATTATCGTATTGAAATTTCCAATCTGTTTCATTTAAAACATCTACGATACGATCCTCATTATCTCTATGCCACATTAATTCAATGGGATCAATATTCTCATCAAATTCCCTTATAACGTAATTAGAACCTATTTCAATGTCTTTATATGGTTTACCAGTATCCACCAAATTTAGATTTTAAACCTAACAAATGTGCGTATCTTGGTAATCTGCAAGACCAATAAGATGCTTTAGTTCTATCTTTTTTATTCGCACAGTCATGTCTAGCTGCAAATGATTTACGAGCTTGTGGGTTATTTAATTTAACGGACAAACCAGTTGTATCACCAAAAGAAACTTTTTTAATACCACCACCTGGTTTTCTAACATAAACATAGAATTTTTTAGAACCACCTCTATGTGGTTTACCTAATTCAACATCCTTACCCTGATATTTAGCTTCAGCAATTAATTCATCCTCTTCCATATCTTCGGTAAAAGGTAAATCTAAAGGAACCATTACACCTTCATATAAATCAAATTTACCAAGATCCGTATTCTCAAATAACTTTGAATCTAAAGCTGATAATTTAATTACCTTCTTTTCCCATAGCTCTCTAGCCTCTTTAATTACAGCTGCGTGTTTTTCACTACCAGGTCTATAATCATTCTCCAATAAAGATACTTTATTAACTAAATGATGTTTTACATCCTCAGAAACCAAATCTTTTAATACCCAAGTATCAAAATTTTCCATTAATTTTTTTTCAATTGCAAGTTCCAAGCACTCTTCACAAACAACATTTGATTCAGAAACTAATGAATTAAACTCATTATTTTCGTACATATCGTTTATAACTTCAAAAACAAACGATAAATCCTTATATTCTGGATTTACAACAACATGATAACAATTATCAGACTTTTCTGTCATTGGTTTACCAAATTCACCGTCATTTTTTGAAATATAAAATGATGGGTTATCAGATTCTTCTTGAATTGAAAATAATTCAGAAACAACCTCAAGATTTAAACCCTGTTCTTTCTCTTTTTTATCACTTAATAAACCTTTTTCAGCAAGAATTGCCGACATTTGTGCTTCTGTTATTTTATATAACTTTTTACCCATAAATCAAATCTATTATTATATAAATATCTTAATTTTTGAATAAATTCTTAAAATCATAAACATTATTAGGTATTGGTTTGAGATGTTCAAAGCCGTAAAAGGCGCTCATAACTGATTGCTCACGTATTGTTTGGTTTTGAACCAGCATTTTGGAATGAAAACTATTAATTATTGTGGCGTTACAATAACCGCAAACCATAAACTCTGTTTCGTTAACTTTACAAACAAAAATAGCTTTTTTATACATTGGTCTGTAAAAAATGGGGAATTCACCGTAATTAAAAACAATAACATCAACCCAATCGCTAAACGTATTTCTTAATTGTATAATAGGTTCTGTATTAAAATCCCTATAGTCAACTATAGGGTGGTTAATCTGTTTTGACACAGCAGTAATAGCACAAACACTTTTAAACATATCTTTGTACTTTTCATTTTTTTGGGGTAGTTTTGTGGTACCGTGATTTTTTTTAACAACACCACGTATATAATAAACACAGTTATGTATATCGGTTTCGCTTAATTTTATTAAAGAAAACTTATTAACCCTTTTATCGAAAACGCTGTTAAATGTTATTATACCCATAACACAAAAATATAAAAAAATTTGTTTATAACCAAATAATTTATTACTTTTGTTAACATGAAAGGATATACTAAAGAACAACTTAAATTTATTGAGTTTAGCGGACCTGAATCCGTAATATTATCAGCAACAGCTGGTAGTGGTAAAACACACTCCACTGTTGGTAGATTAAATCATTTATTAGAGAATGGTGTTGACCCTGAAAGAATCATATTCTTTTCTTTCACAAATGATGCTGTTAATGAATTAAGACACCGTATTAATAGTGAGGTTAAAATAACAACAATACACAGTTTCACTAGTAGTACATTAGCTAAATTAGGTAAATTTAAACCTATTGTAACTTTCTATGATTTTATAAATTGGTATCGTGAAAAAAAGAAACCATCTTTTAAAGACCCCAGAAAAATAAGAGAAGAATATTACGCAACAATAGAAAGATTCTATGAAGAAGGTGCTGGTATTTCATCATCTTTTTCAGCTTATAAACTACAATTTTACGATGGTATTAAAGCCCCAAAACCTAATTTTTATGACCATTATGTGGCTTTTCTTAGAGATACAAATAGTCGTGACTTCTCTGATATGTTGATTGATACAGAAAAATTAACAAGAAATCCAGAATACAGAGATTTCTTTAATGGGATGTACGATTATATTTTTATCGATGAATATCAGGATACATCAACTCTTCAAATGAAAATATTATCTGCAATCAACGCTAAACAATATTATTTGATTGGTGATAAAAATCAATCCATCTATGGGTTTTCTGGCGCTAACTGCGAAAAAATTGAATCTTTATTGAAACAAAAAAAGACCGTTGTTGAATTGACCTTAACTAAAAATTTTAGATCACATAAAAAAATTGTTGAGAATGCTAACAAATTTAGTTCATTAAGAGCAATACCAGAATCAGAAAATGAGGGTTTTGTTGATAATAAATTTATCAATAAAACAAAATTATTTGAAATGATGCAAGACGGTAAACCTTTAACAATTCTTGTTAGAACTAACAATGTTATTAAAGAGATTGAAAAACAAGCGTTGAAGAAAAAAATACCGATGCACTATTTCAATTACATCACAAAAACTGATTTAGATAACCTAAAAAAATCTAATATAAGTGATAGTCTTAAGAAAAAATTAAATGAGGTCTTACCTTATTTTTTAAATAACCAAGACTTTATCGATTTTATTGAATCCAATAATCAATCGGATGTTTTTGTGACATCGATACACAAAAGCAAAGGCCGCGAATTCCCTAGATGCGTTGTTATTAATTCAGCTGATCCAGAAATGCTAATTGAACACGGTAGTTTAACACATAGTTTAGCTGAATTTTCTTTTATTACTGATGATGGGGATGTTGATGAAGAGGGTAGAAACATACATTATGTTGCCGTCACTAGACCAAAAGAAGAACTCTATTTTATGATTTACGATGATTTTTAAAAACAAAAGCCACCAATTACGGTGGCTTTTTTTATAGAGGTTGTTAAATTTTTTACTTTACTGTACCATATGTATTGGTTTAGGGATAACCACAATTAACTTATAATTAAACCCCTACCTGCTTTAAGATTATTTCTAAAGTTATCTTCTACCTTGGCCTCTATATGGTTTCTTGTAGTTTTTGCTTCTTTTACTTTTACTAGTTTTATTTTTAGAGTGAACGCCTTTTCTGTTTTTTTTAATTCTACGTCTGAACTCTTTAATTCCTGTTGAAGAAGTTTTCTTTTTACCTGGTGCTGCCATAATTATTTAGTTTTTTCAATAAATATCTTGATAAAATAGAAAATTACCCTATAATATTAAATATTTATATGTAAACAAGCTTATGATTATTTTTTATAACAGATTTGACAAAACAAAAGAGCCTATTGGTAAAACTAATAAGCATTCATCACGATTAGAAGCCGCAAAATTTTTCGCCCAAATTAAAAAAATGAGTCTTAAGGATTTTTTGAAAGTATTTACTGTTAGTAAAATAAAATAAAAAAAAATCTAAAGAATTATGTTATTAAAAGTAGGTTCAAAAGGAGAAGATGTTAAAAAACTCCAAACGAAGCTTGGGACAACCGCTGATGGTGTTTTTGGCCCTGGCACGGAAAAATTAGTTAAAGAATGGCAAGCAGCTAACGGTTTAACCGCTGATGGTATCGTTGGTGATGGTACTTGGGGAAAAATGGGTTTGAATGAAGGTTCAGCACCAGCCGCTGCACCTGTTGTTATTCCAGCTTCAAGTTTTAAATTAGAAGCGTTAAAAGGTCATGTACCTGATGCTGTTATTGCTCAGATTCCTGAAACAGCAGCTAAATTTGGTATTACCAATGTATTAAGATTAGCACACTTCTTGGCTCAGTGTGGCCACGAATCTGGTGGTTTTAAAGCTGTCAGTGAAAACTTAAATTACAGTGCGGATGGTCTTAAAAAGATTTTCCCTAAATACTTTCCTGGTGCATTGAATGAATCATACGCACGCCAACCAGAAAAAATTGCTAACCGCGTTTATTCATCTCGTATGGGTAATGGTGACGAAGCTTCTGGTGAGGGTTTTAAATTCCGTGGGAGAGGTTACATACAATTAACTGGTAAATCAAATTATGCGTCTTTTGACAAGTTAGTTGAAGATGATATAATTGGTAACCCAGATTTAGTTGCTACTAAATATCCTTTAGCATCAGCAGCGTTTTTCTTTAACTCAAACGGCCTTTGGTCTATTTGTGATAAAGGTGCTGACACAGCAACTGTTACAGCTGTAACAAAAAGAGTTAATGGTGGTACAATCGGTCTTGATGATCGTATTAAACACTTTAATGAGTATTATAAATTATTAGCTTAAAATTTTTTATTATGGATGAATTAATTGGTACAATTAAATTATTTGCGGGTTATTTTGAACCCAGAGGTTACATGGTATGCGATGGTAGATTATTACCAATAAGCCAATACACAGCCTTATTCTCAATCCTTGGTACATATTATGGTGGTAATGGTCAAACAAATTTTGCTTTACCTGATTTAAGAAGTAGGGTACCAGTTGGTGCTGGCCAGGGTATTAACTTAAGTAATGTTTCTTTGGGACAAACTGGTGGTTGTGAAATGAATCAAATGGCTGGTAAACACATTGGTTTAAATGTTGAAACAAGCTCTTATGATATTAATTCAACAGGCAGAGATGGTGCCCCTGAGTTAGTTAAAGATGTTGCTGTAAACGAACAATGGACTCCCATTGAAAACAGACAACCATATTTAGGTTTAAATTATATAATATGTGTTGATGGTGTTTACCCATCAAGAGATTAAAATAAAAATAATAATCAAAACAAAAATGAGTTACAGTAAAGAACAAATTGAAACCGCAGTTAAAAGCAAAGGTTATGTGTGGTTTGAAGATGAGAATAATAAAGGTTACGATGTGAACATTGTGGGTGTTAGGAATGCATCTACGGGTCAAAAAGTTACTAATGCGTTTGATGACACCATGACTTTATCATACAAAGAGAATGGTGAGTGGAAATTTCATTCATGGCCTTGTACGACAGATCCTGGTAAAAAAGGTGTCATGGAATACCATAACGCTGCTGGTGTTGCTAGATTAGTTGAGGGCCAATATCGTGGATCACATGCCATAGGATTACATCAGGGTAAATATGAGGCTTTAAAGCAAGCTAAAAACGTTAAAGTTTATAGAGACGCTGATAAAGATATGGAATATGATGAAGACAAAATCCAAGAAGGTGTTTTTGGTATTAATATCCACAAAGCTGGCGTTGATTCAACGTATGTTGAAAACTGGTCTGAGGGATGCCAAGTATTTAAAAAAGAAGCCGATTTTAATGCTTTTATGGAAATCTGTAGAAAAGCATCAAAAATACATGGTAATGGTTTCACATATACTTTGATTGAATCCACTGATATTAAATAATAAACTAAAATAAACTAAAACTAAATCAAATTAAAATGGCATTCGTAAAAAATTTAAACGGAAAAGCGGTTGAGTGTACGTATGAAGATGGTGCTTTATTGGTACCTGAAAATGGATACATTGCTGCTATCATTATGCATGATGAAGTACATTTCTTTGGAGCATCTGACGATGCTGGTATCATTGCTATCGGCTCAATGGCTAATGGTAGTGAAGTTGCTACTTTAGCTGAAGCTAAAACCGCAATTGCTAGCGTTGGTACTTTGTTCTTGGATGGTGCTGCTGTCTAATGAAAAAATTAAACAATTAAAAGGGCTTGGTTTTACCAAGCCTTTTTTTATATTTATAGTATGAGTTTTAATAAAAGAATTGTTAACGCAAAAAAAATATTAGATAATAAAAATTCACTGGATAAAATTTTTACACCCAGTATTGATGCCTATATTTTTGAAGATGATTTTTCGGCTAAAATATGTGATTTATATTTTGACGAAGAATTTGAATTAATTACCAAGACTATACTTGAATATGAGGCTAAATCTTTGATCTAATGGTTTTACATTTTTATTTAATTCAGAACTTACTGTTGATAAGTACCCCTCATATAAAAACCCAATTGATGTTGATTTTTTAATAGCTTTTGTTATCGATAAAGTGTAATTACCAACAGTATTTTTAGCCCAAACTAAATCATTGCTAGATATAATAGCTGGTTGTAATAGTAAACTATGGTCAATAGTATAATCATTGATTTTATATTTCAATGTGTGTCTATATGAAACCCTTTTACTACCAAACCATAATTTTGATATTTCTGATCGATCGTAAACATACGCAAAAGAAACACCACCATTTAATTTATCCGTCTTAAAAGATTTTTTAAGACCCATACCGCCAGAAACACTTAAATCAAGATTTTTAATCATAGAGTGCTCAACCACTGAAAATAGTATTACACTATAATCATTTTTAATTTCTTTCCATGAAAATATGTTTAATCTAGCGTCTTCGGATTGTTTAACAAATTGATCATTTTTTTGTCCGTAAAACAAAAAATAATATGGATTTAACGTGACCCCAATATTTTTATCTTTATTGTTAAGTTCATAAGCCATTTTAGACGTTATCTGAACGTTTTTGTTATTTCCAGTAAGTAATACCCCACCTAAGTCAAAACTCTTTATTTGGGCCTCTAAATGGCCAAATACACATATTAATAGTATGGTAATAAAATACCTCATATTATAATTTATTTACAGCGTCAATTATCGCTTTTTTCATTGCAATACCTATTGATGATTTACTAAAAGGTACTTTACCTTCTTTTAACTCAATAAATGCGTAGCTAGCTGTTGTAGCCGACTCACCTATACCGTCAACAATTTTATCACCAAAATGTAATTTTAATAATATTTGTGTTGTTTCTGTTGCCGCACCCACACCAGCGATTCTGAAGGTAGTCGATGGTGTACCAACCCTGGTTATCTCAACCATAACTGGTATAGCATTTTGTTCACACAATGAATACTTTTCAGATAACACTTCTTCGGTGATTTGTTTAACACCAAATAGTATATTCCTATCTTTAAATTCTTTTATTTTCATTGTGCTGTAAACCGAATCTACTTTAACACAAGTTTGAGAAAATGCTGGGATTTGTACTGACAGTACAAAAATTAGCGTAAAAATAAACTGTTTCATATTTTTTATTGTTTGTATCCTGTTTTTATTATATAGAAATTTGTTGTACCATTATAAATTAAATTATCAACCGTTATTGATTGTGTACCAGCATATGTTGATTTTAAATTACTACTTGATGTATTAATTGTTGACCATTGTGTGGATGTAAATAATCTATATTCTGGTGTTGAATTTAACCAAGTTGTCGCACCACTATTTTTTCTATAAAAAATTAAATAGATATCTGTAATTGTTAATAAATTATTACTATTTACATCCATTCTATAATAATCTTTTGAATTAAAAGATTGAGTCAATATTTTTTGATTAAAAAATTGAGCATCACTGATCGCTGGTGTTAACATGGTAATACCATCACCTATTACAATTCTAAAATCATTTAAACTAGAACTTAATGATGTTGTTATTGTATATTTACCATTTAAGTCGGTTGTATAACTTCCAGCTAATGTGTACGTTGTTACTGTTTTGTCCTTACTATAGAGTTTTACCGCTATACCAGACACCCCGATATTTTCAGCATTATAGACATAACCTGAATAAGCAAAAGGACCGACTATTATCATACCGCTTGATGAATATGCGTATCCACAAGAACCGCTTTGTAATTGTGCTCTGAATAAAGTACCATCTGTTTGATTGGTATATGCGTAAGTTGTTGCGGTATTTACGATGTCGCTCCAAGTAACACCGCTATTTATTGATTTTTGCCATTTAACAACTGTACCAGTGTAACCACTTAATGTCAACGTACCAGAGTTTGTTGAGGTAGCGTGTACAGCTGATGAAACAGATCCACCTGTTGGTGGTGTACCAGATGTTACGGTTATTGATTTACTTGTTGAATAAACAGCGCTACCACAATTTGGTGTTTGAACCTCAACACGATAATAATACGTACCAGATGATGATATTGTCTCGGTTAAACTTGCTGTTGTATTTGTTATATTTGTCCAGTTTACATTATCTGTTGACCTTTGCCATTTATTAATATTACCTTGTTGACCAGATAATGTTAATTCAGCAACACCACCAGCACATATTGAATTATTTGCGGCAAAAACAGAACCAGATTTAGTTGGTTTAACCGATAAATAAACACTTGATGACGCTAAAGAACTACAACTAACTGGACTACTTGAATTAACGATAGCACGGTAATAAGTTGTTTTAGTAATGTTGGTTACAGAGATGCTTGAAGACGTGCTTGTGATTGTTGTACCAGCCGTAAAGAAGTTATCATAAGATGATTCCCATCTAACAACACTACCAGTCATATTGTTAAGTGTTAATGTTGTGCTATTCGAACCAGAACAAACATTTATATCACCACCACTAATTGTACCACTTGATCCATTGCTAACGCTAATTTCCCTCGTAAAAATTGTTACGCTAGATGTTAAATCACCTGGCATGTCACCGTATTCACAAATATAACCACCCAAGTTTGTGTTCGGTAAGTCATTCCATTGCCCATTATTAGATGAATAAAATTGACCGTAGTGCTCACCGCCAGAGTTATTTGGTTCACCACCAGCCCATTTAGCGTATTGACCTGTAACAGTTACTGGGGTACCATTACCATTAGAAAAGTTTGTACCCTTTTCTGGTCCAGATATCCAGTGCCATTTGCCCTCAACAGCGGCCTGACTAGCGTAAGTTGTTGTTCCTAGTGCTGCGTTAACATAATTGTAATCATCAGATGCACCAAACCAGGCGTCACTTGACATTAGTTTCCAAATAAAGTTATTTTCCGCTTCAGAGGCCATTGTCGCTAAATAACCAGCTCTACCAAAATAAGATCGGCCATCAGCAGCGGTTTTAGAATTTGTCCATGTAATTGTACCAGAAACGTACTCATAATAATGTTCAGTTAATGGGTTATAATAAACCGTACCAGCTACGAATGTTACCCTTCTTAAATTAGCGTAACAAGTTGTTGATGTTGATTTAAATCTAACTGTTCTTAATAAAGTTTGCCAGTTTGCTACAGTTGTTGTACCATTAAAACTTAAAATACCTGTTGTTGTATTAAAAGATGCTGTTATACCAGTTGGTAATGTACCAGTATAATCCAAAACATCACCAGATGTATAACTTTGTGATATTTGAACCCTAAAACCAGTAATATCACCGTTAGCTGTAATTGTTAAATTAGGGTCAACAACAATTGCTGTGTTATATGTTGCCGATAAACTAGATGTCGTACCACCAACAGTAATAGATGTAGCTTGGGCACCAGCTAATTCTTGTATGCCCAAAATAATTGTAAATAATATGAATAAAAACTTTTTAATCATAACGCTAATCTTGTACCCATCATTACTGTGTAATTCAAAACGTTTTCACCTATAGAGTACGCCCCGCCAAAATTAAAATTTAATTTAAACGTTTTGGTCACACCAAGGTTAACACCCACAATTGGTAAAATAACAAATGGTGATTTTAAAACAGCATCATCGTAATATCTAACAAATGGTGCATAAACAAACAACGCCATTGTTTTAACATCAACTCGTTTACCTATTTTAAAATCCCTATTACCACCAACAATTGCGGCTGAGCCATAATAAGGTTCTTTATATATTTGTCCACCAGAAGCGGTTAACATATAAACAGCTTTAAATTTTTTAATATTTCTCATTTGACCAAAAGCAACGGTATTATATATCGACCCACTACCCGCAAAACCAATAGTTATAGTATTTGATAATAATGTGATAGCTTTAGGTTTTATCCAAGCATAATATCCAGTTAAATTGCCACCTTGTATTGATGATGTGTAATCCACCATAATACCGTGTGATCTTAAACCGTCATATCTTACCGATGAATACCCAGCATTAACCTTTGAACCTTTACTAACCTCACCCTCATTAAATTGAAACCCAACTAAGTCACTACTCATGAGTATTGATGGCCTACCACCATTTTTACTAGTAGCTGATCCTTTACTATTGCTACTACTACCGCTTTTAACAGCGTTGGTTGTACCACCTACAGCATCAGATTTTTTATCCGAACTAGTTTCTGTTTGATTTGACGTAGAACCATTACCAGTCCCACCACCAGAACCTGAACCACTTGTAGTTGTACCGCCTGAGCCACCAGAACCGTTGTTAGTGGTTCCACCTGAGCTGCTAGATCCACTAGATCCCCCAGGATTGTTGTTTGTTGACTCACCTGATCCACCACCTTGTTCACCTGATCCACTTGATCCCCCAGATCCATTCGAGCCATTACTATTTTCAGTGTTATTAGAACCACCATTACTTCCATTACCAGAGCTATTAGAAGTTGTTGATCCGCTAGAATTATTTCCATTTTTATTTTCTTTATTATCGTTAGAAGATTTTGAATCACCACCACTACCAACGTTATTTATTGAACCAGTGGCTGCTAATATATTACCAGAGCCACTAGATGCTATATCACTAATTGCGGATAAAGAGTTAAAAATTCCGATAACATTAAGTGCGGTACTTTGTGTTTGTGAGACAGTTACAGTTGTACCTATACCACCACACGGTGAAGCGTTTTGGAATTGATTAAATACGTTAGCAGCCCATGTATCAAAAGTACCGTTATTAAAATCATTAGCAGTAAACGTACCCACCTGACCGTAGTACGTTACAGCTATTTGATTTTGCCCATAAGGGATTGATAAATTGTAAACTTTACCGTTACAAGGATCCGTGTAAGAATAATTAAATGACTGTGCGCTTGCTATATTACATAGAAAGGATATAAATACAACTATAAGAGCTATTATTCTCACGCACCGTTAATTCTTGAATAAACCTTTTTTTATTAATTTAACAACAACCCTAGATGATGCGGTTTCTAACGCTTTTTTTGTTGATGTGCCTATTGTTGATTGATTAAATTTGATCTCATCCACATCATCTAATATTGTTGACATTTTCACTGTTTTAGCTTCACCAAGTCCGCTACCAACAATAACTTCACCAGTCTCGGCATCAACAAATTTAACTTGCATACCTAATCTGGTTGTTTGTGTTGCGGTAGCTTTTCCGTTAACTTTAACAACTTCATCCTCAGATACACTAAAGTCGTAAACTTCAATGTAAACAAAGTATTTTGCTAATTTAACTTTACCCCTACCATCCACTTTATTTTCAGTAAACCCTTTATCAGATGCTTTAAATTGATTAACCATTCTCTCTTTGATTTCTAATTTGTCTTCAGTAAAAACAAATCTGTTAGTCATTTCAAGATATTCGATAACAATATTAGTTACACCCAAACCAACACGTTTGTCTTTTAGTTCAGGATACATCTCATAGAGTTCTTCTGTAAATCCAATTTTTAATAATTGGATTGGATACTTTACAGTATCAGTGTAGTTTGAAACAACATCAATTGATTGTGTTTGTTCGAAACTAGCTTTGTATTCTTCTGTTTTAACACTACCAATATTCTGTGCCTGGGTTTTACAGGCACAGAATAATATTGGTAATATAATGAATAATAGTTTTTTCATATTATGGTTGTGTCATGTTTGATAATGAAGTTCCATCTTCCTCATCAACTTTTTGAATTAACATTTTATCTCTGTCTTCTGAATTGAACCAGTAATCAACAACTTTATTTAAGTTACCAACGAAAGCACCTAATAAAATTAATAACATTTCTTTCCAATCCTCTCCGATTGTTACACCGAAAAATACAGCTGAATTGATACCAGCTACGATAAAGAAAAATAGGAATAATACAATACCTGTTATTCTCCATCTATTAGATTGCATTTGTTGCAACATGTAATAGAATCTATTTTTATCCTCAACTTGTACTGGCGCAGGTGCGCTAGTAAAACTTTTTAATGTTTCTTTGATTTTCATATCTTCTTTTTTTGTTTTATTTAATTTTTTCATTACCAAGGACTATCTTCAGTTTCTGATTTTTTAGCTGGTTTTTCTTCTTTAACAGGTGCAGCTTTTTCAACAACAGTTGTTTTCTCTTTAATGATAGTATTAGTACCACCAGCAGCAGCGTTATTTTTAGAAGAATTATCAACATTTATGTTAATTGCTGGTGCTGGCGCGGCTTGTTCCGTTTTTGTTTCTTCTTTATCACCACCACCAAATAATGTTGTTGTGAAGTAGGTACCACCAGCCATAACAGCTGTTGTGATAACACCAATGATTGTTTTCTTTAAACCTGACCATGTTCCGTCTGATTCAGGTACATTTGTTTCTTCTGACATTGTTTTAAATTTTAGTTTAGTTTTATTGTTTTATTTGTTTTAATTTGGTTTTCTGTTTTTAACATACCATAGTATGTACCAGGTATTACATTAGTTAAATCGACAGGGTAAACGTATTTACCTTTGTACATTTTACCACTGAAAACTGTGTGTACTAATTTACCATTAGCATCAAAGAATCCAACTAATATTTCACCATCTTCTGGTACACTAAAACTAACATACGCAAAACCTTCTGTCGGGTTAGGTGCCACAATTATTTCACAATCTTTTGTTGTATTAGCACCACCGTTAATCTTGAATATTTTAACAACACCGTTTGTTGGTGTTATTCTTAGGTCAGTTGCATTTGCATCACCAGCATATTTTCTAATAACATATAAAGGACTATGGGTCCAAGTTGTTTGTGCACTTAAAGCTGTAAATTGTAAATTTAAAACAGCATCACCGTTATTAGCCAAATATTCATTTTTACTCATATCTGCACCAGCCCATTCAACAACACCATCATTTGGGTTTAAGAATGACATCCAGTTCATGAATTTTTGTTCTGTTTGAATACCTTTAAACTCTAATAAATTTTTATCATAAGCTAAAGCTAATTGAATAGAACCAACTTGATCACCAGCGGTTAAAACTTTCATCGGAACATTTACTAATGTACCCTCAGTAACTTCAATTTGTGGTAAATTAATTTCAATTGTTGCTGTGGGAAAATCATACTCAACCGTTTCATCGATGATATATTTAGGTGTTTTGCTAGGATTTAAGATTTCAATAGGAATTGTACGAGCCATATGGAAACCAGTACCGTTAGCATCACCACCACCTAATACATAGAATGTTACAGAGTCTGGTTGGCCCGCAATAATATCAAATGTTAAGTTAGTTACACCAGCAATTGATGATGTATAGTTAGTTGAAGAGCCATTAATTGTTGCGTATTGAGACGCTGAAAAGAATCTAACATCTTTAACACTATTAGGCCATACAGTAAATCTACCCGCTAAACGACCATAAATTGCAGATACGTCAGCAATTGTAATACCATTTGATCCGTTAACATCTGATGAGTAGAAATCAAAACCAGTCGGTGTCTCCTCGCCAATAACAAATTTATTTACTTTTTGAGCATCAGCCACAGATACTGTAGCACCAACAGCCATCGTATCACCCTTCACATATAAATGAGCATCCCAATAAGTTGTATCCAATATTTCATCAAAAGCAAAATAACCAGTAACATCAGTGGTGTCAATCTTAACTTGAGTCCAAGCACCTGTTGATGTTTTAGGTCTTTTTTCTAAAGCAACTGTAATGTTTTTAGAGCCAGTACCAGTTACGTTTGTGAATCTACCGTGGTATTTAAGTCTGTTTAATTTGAACTCACCACCATAACTATGTAAAGACAAACCAGTATCCATACCAGCTATTGTAGCCGCATATGATGGGAATGTCATTGTACCAACAATTTTCAAACTATCAATACTAGTTAAAGCTTGGAATGCCGTTGCATTCTCATGGAAGAATTTTATTTGAAAAGCGGCACCGTTTGCATAAGTAAACGAGTTGTTGGTACCTGTATACGCTAAGGTAATTGTAATATTACCATTAACTGAGTCAGCTACATATTGCATGTATTGATCAGTTGAACTGTATACCAAACTAACAATTGGTTTAGCACCACCAAAGGCTACTTTATCGTAGAATACACGAAATTGTAAACCAGCAATTTTAGTCGTTGTTGAATTGTCATAGTAAAGGTTAGCTAATGTGAAACCTTGTGATTGGGGACCAACATTGTAAGATGAATCAACGACAATCCAATTACCCGTTGAAGGTCCTGTTGTTTGTGCATAGCCCATTACAGCCAAAAACGCCAGCACTAGCGTTAATAAAAATTTTTTCATGTTAAGTTGTTTTGATTACTTATAAATATTAAAAAAACTCAAAAAAACCATTTACTTTGAAAAAAAAAGTATTAAAGAAAAAAAATAACTTTTACATTAAATGAAGATATTTATTCGTTAAAAAAGAGTATGAATAAGACAGCTTTTGAATATCTTAAAGATTTACAACAACAATTAACAACATTGATTGATGAGCAAGAAAATAAGTTAGATGAAATTGATAATGAAAATTTTAAAGATGATGTATCTGAAAATATTTTTGGTAGAATTGAGGACGTTCTTTATGAAATAGAAACAATAATGACGGATCTTGAAGAAGGTTATTATAGTGATGATAACAAAGATTTTGATGAAGATGGAGATGATTTTGAAGAATTTTAATTTTTTTTATAAAAAATTTGGTTTTTTGAAAAACTTTACTTACTTTTGTACTATATATTTGAAATAACAAAAAAAATGAAAAATATGAACCTACATATTGCAGTGATTAAACCGATGGCGGTGTGCCAATGGTATCCTCGTGCCATATCGGGTTCAGACCAAGTATTTTCATAATGTTATAGAGATAAAACTAAAACTACGAAAAACGAAGCCCTGAACCAACAAGTTCAGGGTTTTTTTTTGTTGTTCTTTGACGTATTGGTAAAATTAAAATAGCGTAGTTGGCCAATTGGTAGGCCGCCTCATTTGGGATGAGGACATAGTGCAGGTTCGAGTCCCGTCTACGCTACTATTTCAGGATATGGGGGAGTCAGGTCGTCCCTACCTGCCTTGGACGCAGGGGATCGCTGGTTCGAATCCAGCTATCCTGACACAATGTCTTCGTAGCTCAGTAGGTTAGAGCACCTCACTTTTAATGAGGGAGTCACAGGTTCGAGTCCTGTCGGGGACACAAACGTATAAGTTGATCGTGGTGGTCGGTTGGTCTGCAAAACCAATGGTGTTGGTTCGATTCCAACCTTATACTCAAATATACACGGATATGGTGAAATGGTATCATAATGGTCTCCAAAACCACAGTTCAGGGTTCGAATCCTTGTATCCGTGCTAAAATGCCCTTGTAGGCGAATGGTATAGCCGCTGGTCTTAGAAACCAGAGCGAAAGCATTGCAGGTTCGAGTCCTGCCAGGGGTACACATGCACCTTTAGCTCAGTTGGTAGAGCGCTGCCCTTACATGGCAGATGTCATAGGTTCGAGTCCTATAGGGTGTACAAAGGTTGATCGGGGAATGGTCACATCAATAGTTCGAGAGTGAATACTGACTGGTGTGATCGGAGTTTACAGGTATTCACCAGAGTAATGCTGATCGTAAAAGAGGATGTCCACTGAACCATCTTCCTCTTCCCTAACTTGCCAGTATCGCATAGCGGCAATTGCGGCTGACTGTAAATCAGCTCCCTTACGGGTTCGGTGGTTCGAGTCCACCTGCTGGCACTATTTATTAATATGAGAAAATTAATATTAATGATTGTAATGGTTTTATCTACAACGATTTGTAAATCACAAATTGTGATAGATAAAGCTGGGGATGGTTGGGATCTGAGAGCTGATAGTGCTTTAGCTATTATCAAACAAACGGATACAACCGCTTATAAACTTGTGTTACGAGTTTGTAATAAAATAACTTTTTGGTCTGGGAACTATTCAACAAACGAGGGTTCTAAAGATACAAAAGGGAGTATAATAATATCATCGACAGATGCTAGGGCAAAATCCCTAAACAATCTCGCTGCTGTTATTGTACATGAATCTTTACACCTTTATCTTAGATATAGGGGTGTCCAAGAATCACCAAAAGAAGAAATACTTTGTTATTCATATGAGTATGACTTTTTAAGGAAAATACCAAACGTTGAGCAGTATCTGTTAGATCATTGTTTAAGACAGATAACTTTTCGACAAAATTAATGGGGTCATAGCTCAATTGGCTGAGCGCTTCCCTTGCAAGGAAGAGGATGTGGGTTCGAGTCCCATTGGCTCCACTATATTGTCCTGTAGAATAATGGCAGTTCACCCGACTTTGACTCGGGTCGTCCAGGTTCGAGTCCTGGCGGGACAACCAAATGGTGAGATAGCTCAGAGGAAGAGCATTCGGCTCATATCCGAAAGGTCGGGATTTCGAAATTCCCTCTCACTACCATATATGGTTTCTGTAGCTCAGCTGGTTAGAGTACTTGATTGTGATTCAAGAGGTCGTGGGTTCGAGCCCCACCAGTCACCCAAAAATACCTTCATAGCTCAATGGATGAGAGCGTTTCGCTACGAACGAAAAGGTTGGGAGTTCGAGTCTCTCTGAAGGTACAATAAACCTGTTTTTGCTACGATAAACAAACCATGTTTATTATGCAAAATTTAATTTATCGTCCTGTAGCTCAATTGGTTAGAGCGTCTGCCTGATACGCAGAAGGTTAGTGGTTCGAGTCCACTTGGGACGACTATATGGTATAGATAATGTCTATATTAAAATATTGATTATCATTGTTTTATCTCATTTTTTATGGTATATATAAAAAAATATATGTTATGAAAAAAATCCTATTATTAACAATGTTACTTATTCCATTCCTTAGTAACGCACAAGAATTTAAATTTAGCCCATATGTTGATCAAGTTGTTTCATGTTATGGTAATAATGATGGTTATATACAAGCTAATTGTAAACCAGAAGGTGAATATGTTTTCACCATAAGTAATAAATCCCTTAAAGATACAAATACCTCGGGTTCATTTTTTAATTTAAAACCTGGTACTTATACGGTTTGTGCAACAAATGGTGTTTTAAAAAAATGTGAAAAACTAACAGTAACATCACCAAAAAAACTAAACGTGTCTTTTACTGACGAAAAATTACCAACACTGTCTGATAATAAAGGTGCTATATCACTAACAATAACTGGTGGTACTACTGAAATACAACCATATTTAGTAAATTGGTTTAATAGTAAGGGTGTTAGATTAAACACGGATGACACACCATATTCATTGTATATGGAAGATTTACCACCAGATTTATATACAATTAAAATAGAAGATGACCACGGATGTTTTTTAACAAAAACACATAGGTTAACAAAACCCAAAAAATAAAACCAGGAAACTGGTTTTTTTTGTTTATAAAAGTATTTATTTATAAATGTTTTTATGAAAAAATCTACATTAAACGAAGAACTTTCCAGAATACAAGAAATGATGGGTATAACTCACGTTAGCCCAAGCGGTAAAGTTACGAATATGTCACCAGAAGATGATGATTATGAAATTAACTATGGTAAAAATGCTATACAAGAACTATCTCCTTCAGATATGGTTAATTCAATGAGAGAAGAGGAAACTGATGAAAATGAAGAAATCTTGGATACATTTAAAGACCAATATGGTGATAAAAAGGGTGAAAAAGTTTATTACGCAACAGCTAATAAACAAGATAGAGATCCAGAAACATTTGAGAAGAATGAAGAGTCTGTAATAGGTGGATGGGATCTTACTATGGAAGATTCAAGAGTTACTCCAGACAATAGAGTTGATTATCTCACAAATGCCTTAGAACATATTTGGGGTATGGGTCGTGGTAACAATAAAATTGATTTACACTCAATGGCCCAATCATTGATTGATGATATGTTTGGTGATCCTGAAGAAAATACTGATGAAATCCCAGGTTTTAAGGGCACCAAAGATGCTTTAGATGATTTAAGTATCAGAGAAGAAGAAAAATCTTTCATGCAAACAAGAGGTGGTGCGGAAGGTCCAGTTTATGAAAACGAAGAAATGGGTGAGGGTAGAAAATTTCAACAAGAAACTTATTTTGAGACTCAAGCTGGTGCTTTACAATCAGCTGAAGAATATGCTATTCATAAAGGTTATACTGTTAATTGGGAAAGTATTAACCCAGAACATGTTGCTTATGGAAAAACTGTTAGCTACAGCGTTGAATTAATGAAGGATGGTGTTCCATCTAGAAAAATGTTACAAATATCTTTGTACAGAATGGAATCTGGTAAATATGAGTTAACAAACTATATTAACTAAAATGAAAGATTTTATCAGACTATATGTAATACCTTTTTTGGTTTTGATGATATTCCAATGTGGTTTTGTATATGGTATTTTAGCTCTTATAATTGGTAAAGTAAATCCCTTAGATTGGAACCCAATAATATACACATTATTTTTTGAGTTTGTTTTATTTATAGGTTACACAAGTTATAGAGCTTTAACTGATGACGATGAATTTTTTGATATAGAAAGTACTTATTTTAATTATAAACACGAAGAAGAGAATAAAAACAACAATTAAATAAAACAACAATGGCAGGCACATCAAAAAGATATTACGTTGTAAATGACAACTATAATCAAGATTTAGATTTATATTATGGAAGTGGATTCCCAAGTTATGTAATATACAAACAAAGAGGTAATGGTGGGGATACCGCTATGATTTTCTTTAGCGAAAAAAATTTACCAATTGCTGATGTATTTCCAGACCCCCCAGGGTTTGCTTACCCAGTGGGTTACGTTGGTGATACTGTTCACCCATCCGTTGACGGGTCTAATAAATATATTGTAACAATGACATCAACAATTGACGTTGACAGACACCCAAAATTCTATGTGGCTGATACTGAAAACGATCTAAGGGATATGTTGATAAGATTATTCCCTGCGGTTCCTTTAACTGGGACCACATACGATTCTTATTTAAATTTACTAAATGAATTACACGGACCAGGTAATGGTTATTTAACATACCATAATATATTACACCCAGGTTTTCCATTCCCTTCTAGTTACAGCGATAGTACATATCTAAATCCTTCATTGGTTATTGACCCATATTTTAGAGATTGTTGGGATAGATCATCAAATGCTTTTTACGATATATCATACCACAACGGTTCTAGTACTTTTATAAGCCCAGCTGGTGTACCCAACGTTAATTTTAGCACGACAGGTGCTTTTACTGGTCTTAACACAAAACCATTGATTGGTATTGATTATTTTAACACTGTCGCACCTATAACATCAACTGGTAGCACAATGGGTATAGAATTTTGGGTTAAAAACGCTGACAACACAGCTGGTGTTTCAATCCCAGCGTTTATAAGGGGTTGGTCTAGTGGTCAAATCGCTTGCGGTGTTACAATAAATAATGGTACTGTTTACGCATATTCAAACGGTAGTCAAGTTCAAGTTTCAATTAGTAATATTCTTAATGCTGGTATATGGAATCACATTTTTGTGTCTTACGAACAAGTTGGTGCTGGCGTTGGGATAAGATGTTGGGTTAACGGTGCTGATTTCACATTAGGCGGTTCACCTATCACGGGTAACGCTATTGTTGGAACACATCAAGAAACAGCAACAATTGGTTGTTACACAGCAAATGGTACATCCATAGACGGCTCAATGCCAACATTTGGTTCAACACATGAAATAGCTATGGTTAGATTTTATGGTAATGACACACTATCATTAAATAGTGAAATAGAATATTTATATCAAGCAACTTACGAAAGATTTTTCCTATAACATATGCAAAACATTAACGAACAAATATCACGTATAAAATCCATGATGGGTTTAAATGAAGATGGAACAACCCCACAATCACAAAACCCGACTGGTACAACAAAACATAAATGGGAAAGTGGTGTTGCAAGAAGCGGACCAGCTAACCCTATTGGTGTTGCACCGTCTAGTGTAAGAACAACACATGGTAGAGCTAATCCTATTGAATTGGCCGAAGACGACTCGACAAAACTTGAGTCGTTTGCTGAAACAAGATTAGGTGGTGCTGAAAAAATTGCTGACAATGCCAAAGAAAAAGGCGGTGCGGCTTTATTAACTTATCACCATTTCGAGGTTAAATTACCCTATTATGAAAAAGCGGCCAAAGGTGAATTGGATATGGATGATGCTAAAAAAGAATACAAAGATTTGTTAGAAAAACTATACACATCCACAAAAGGTGATATGGGTATTGAACAAATAGATTTTCAAGAGTTGCTCGGGAAAATGGAAGTCCTGGGGGAATTGATAATTAAAGAAAATGAAAAAGGAGCTTAAAAGCTCCTTTTTTTATGTGTTATTATTTTTTTTTTTCATTAAGAGAATGAAAGTGTTATTGGGTCTCCATAAACAAATGGGTTAACAACAGATGCGGTTTGTGTTAACATACCTGTGTTAACTGATAAACTATAGCTACCACCTATAGCGGTATATACAAACATATTAGGGTTATTTGTTGTATATGTTACTGTATTACCATTTTGTGTAATACTTAATGTTCCACCGTTAGTTTGTAAAGCGGCAAATTGTGTTGCGTAATCCACCCCAGCACTATCATATTGGTAGAAATAAAGTATTCTTCCATTAACTTTATTTGGATCAAAGGTTTCAGTATTACCACCCATACCATTATTTACAAATATAGCGTTACCATTACTTGATGGTGGTCCCACATTTAAACTCCCTTCATCACTGTAAAAAAGCCAACCAGTTCCACCACCAGATCCGCTAGTTCCTGAAGTACCAGATGTACCACTTGTACCTGAAGTACCGCCACCACCAGTACCAACAACAACATTGATTGCGTCAGTATTTGCACCAGTTCCCCAAGTGTATGTGTATGTTCCCTCAACTAAACCTAAAGCACTTAACGTTGTGTTATTAAATGTTTGGTCACTACCAATTTCGGTACCGCTTATATAACCCTCAGGTACTACCAACTGATATGGTGGAGCTCCATTAAAGATAACTCCTATAATATCACCAGTACTTGCTGACGCTGAAAGACCACCACCAGTACCAAAACTAGTAGGGTTGCTTGTGATTCCACTATATGAGTCAAAGTTTCCATTAGCACCCATTACAAATGTTGCGGAATTAACACCAAGACCAGCACCACCTAAAGCACTAGTGTTTACATAAGTTAAACCATCAACATTAAGTGTTCCCACCCCTGACATAAAGACGTGAGGACCTGCTTGGATAATGTTTATGGTGAATCCTGTTAATGGTCCGCCTGTACCATTGGTACCAGAAGTCCCTGAAGTACCGCTAGATCCACTAGTACCATAATCATTTACAATTCCAGCACCATATTGTGATGCGTTTAACCAATCTCTAGCATCGGTTGCATTTGTTAAATCACCAGGTGAACCAGGTAATTTATTAATTAAATCAACCAAATCTTGATCTGTTAATCCAGCCGATTTCCAAAATGTTGGGGTGTCAGCTGGAGCAATACCAGTACCACCACCAGTTGTTCTACCAACTAACCCAGCTGTTGTTGTGTCGCTGACAATAACATAACCGTCACTCTCGTCAACACCACCTACCCAACTACCTGTTGTGTAGTCTGGATTATCTATACCAATTGCGATATTATTAACCTGTGTTGTACCCGAAATAGGCCCGCCAGTATTATAAGCTACATCTTTTATCATAGTAATTATTTTTTATAGTAAATTACGTACTCAATGTTGGACACGTTCTCAATAATTTGATTTTCATCTTTAACCTCTTGATTCTTAACAATAAGAATTTCTTTTTCAACTTCAAAAGGTTCTTTTAATTCTGATTTAATTAACGCTTTTAAATTTGCACAAGTTAATAATTCTTCAGTGTTGTAATCAGTCAATGTTCTACTAATTGTATCACCATTGATTTTAACTTTTTTTGTTATATGATATTTCATGTTTTCGTTTTTTTATAATATTTTTATAATTTATTAGCACCAGTAGTATTCAACATCATTAACTGTACGATCATATTCAACTGTATATGCAGCGCTTTGTTGACCAGTCGCAGTAAATAAGTGTAAATTTTTTGTGGAGCCGTCATTTGTTGAAATAAACACTCTGTTTTCAACAACACCATATTCATCTGTGTTGTTATCTGTTGTTGTTAATGTCTGAATTGTGTTACCCGAATAATCATAAATGTTAAAACCTACTGTACCACTATTAGTTCCATAGTTAAAATAGAAATAATCCTTACCTGTATCAAGGTTATAACCAGCATCATAATCACCTGGGAATGAAAATTCATTACTCACACCCGTGGCGTTAATACATTTAAATGTACCTGTGCCAGAATTGACTAAAACAATACCACTACCACTGTTATATGTTGGTCTACCCATATAATTACGACTTGAGGTGTAGATATCACCATAATCATCTATTGCTGTGAATGTATTGTTTTCATTTAAGTAAACAGCGTTGCCACTATGTTGATAATCTTTAACGTATAATGTGTTATAAGAGTTCCATGTACTAATACTAATAGAACTTGTATCACCCGTAAATGTATGTGAATCTAAGATTGTACCATCTTTACTGATTAAATAAGCTGGTAAACTAAGTAAGGTACCGTTTTGATAATCACTTCCTAAAAACGGTGCGATAAAATATTTATCACCAAAAACATTTGTCCAAGCATCATCAATCAATGAAGCATCAGCATTTAATGTTGTGTATTGTATGTCATTATCATCTTTAATTGTTAAAAGTTTATAAGCCCCCTCAACCTTTGTTTGGAAAAATATACCGCCACCATTTTCCCAGTTCCAGAAACGCAGACCGTTAGTATATGAACCAGTGGTTTGATTAGAAGCAAAATTGACAACATTCATCGGACCATAACCTTTAATAAAAGTTACGATATCTAGATATGTGTAATAATTGTAGTTATAACCACCATCATCGTAATCATCACTATATAATATTTGACAACCTAACTCATGCTTATAATCATCAACTCTATAATTAGATCTGGTTATACCATAACGATTAATGAAATTGGTACCTCTTGTATGTGATAACACATCATATGAATCGATTGTCTCATCATATTTAATGAAATAATAAGGGACATCGGTATCGTAACTATAAAACATAATACGTGCCACACCAGAACCAATAAAGTCAAAATCATAATCTGTGTACACATCAGATAAACCTGTTAAATCCGTGCTACCTAACACATTACCGTTATTATCAAGAACACGGTATAATGTGTATTTGTTATCGATATATGAATATGTTAACTCAGTAAAGAAATTTGATGAGTATGCGTTATTGAATCGAACATCGTAATCACTATAATTACTTGTCGTAATTGCAGCTGTTATTGTTCCATCGCCTTTAAGAATATAATATGCACGTTCATTTGTATTCGAATTTTGTATGTAATAAACTAGATCATTATTTGATGTTACCGCATCCCAGTTCCAGTCAAAATAATAATCTTCAAAATTTGTATCGTATGTAATAACCACTGGTGCGTTGATACCATCAAATAATTTAACAATACCGTTTGTGCGATCAATAAAAACAGCCCAAGCACCATCATAAGCATCCCAGTTTCTATTATAAACAGGATTAGCTGATGTGTAATCTTCAATCATTGAGCCATTGTTACCGATAAATTGAATTCTATATATATCACTATTATCATGGAAGATAGACATATATCCTTTGTCATTTAATGGTACTATATCATCTTGATAAAAATCATTCAAGTTAATACCTGAATCAATAAGATCGGCTGTAGTTGCTTCATAATTTAAAATAACATAATGGTAATTACTAGAACCATCAACTTGAACAACAGCAGCAAAGCTTTTACCAACATCACCAAATGATAAGAAGTAATATGTTCCACTATTATTAACCCATTGGATCGCATCAGTAGCACCTGTGAAAGCTACCTCACCACGTCTACCAGGTAAACGGTTTACTGTGTTTAAAAGATTTACATCTGTTTTATCACCAGTACACCACATAATTGGTCTACCGACATTATTATCATCAATTGTATAAGAGCTACCATTTACGTCCAAAACATTAAATGTATCACTAACAATTACATATTGATTAGTCGGTGCCAAAGAATTGAACCAGTTTAATACCTCTGATGCTGCACCAGCACCATAATCTACTTCACTAGTTCCAATTTCTAGTTTATCGCCTAATTTTATACCAAAATCGGTTCCTGTTGAGTTGTTAAAAG